TCCAGCAGCAGCCATTCGTAATACTGGCGCACCAGCGGCTCGGTGATGTTGTCGTCGAAGCTGTAGCCCACGCTGCGCAGCAGCTGGTTGGCGTTGTTGTTCTGCAGCTGGGCCGCGCCGAAGGTGTCTGGCGTGGTCGGGCCCGACTGCCCCTGCGTGATCAGCGGGATCGACGTCGACTCCTCGGCGAGACGCATCGAATACTCGACGATCGTCATCATCTCCGGGGTCATGTTGGGGATTTCGACGGCGAAGAACGACTTGCGCACGTCGTCGCCCGGGCTGTCGCCGGTCTTGTACCAGATCTTGTCGGGATCGAAGTCCCAGCTGCCGTTGGCCGGCTTGATGGAGGCGTGGTCGACCACGATCTGGCTGCCGGCGCTCTTGCCGGCATTGTTCAGCATGGCGCGGGTCGAGGCGTTCAGCATGCGCTGCGGCACGCGGCACTGCTCGCCGACGCCGATACCCGCCCAGCTGCCGGCGCGGCGCTGCCACGGCATGGAGTGATAGGGGAAAGCGCCGCTGTCGAGCGGGTTCAGCGTGGCGCGCACCACGGTGTCGTTGATCAGGGTCACGATCGCGTAGACCTGATTTTGGGACGCCGGCAGCTCCTTTTGCGTGACCTTCTTGCCCGCCCGCTCCCAGATGCAGGCCAGCTCGTCACGCTTCAGCGCGCCGTAGTAGTACCAGATCGAATACCGGCCCTTCTTGCACTCGGCTTCCGGCTTGCGCGATCCGTCGGTGTTCAGGAACGACTTGTCGGGGCCCTGCTCGAGCACGAGATCGATCTGGCTGCCGATATAGCCCGGCAGCTTCTTCAGGTCGCGGACCATGCGCTCGGAGAGGAAGTCCTCCTCGAGCATGAAGTCGCCGTCGTGAATGTTCTCACCGCAGGCCGGATCCGGGTAGATCCGCCACGGGTCGCACCACTTCGAGGCCGGGATGACCTTGTCGACGATGGTGACCTTGACGCTATCGCCATCCTTGCCCTTGCTGGTCGCGACCGCGCGCTTCGCCTTGGGGAACGGCCCCTTCACCACGCCGACGCCGAGACGCGCGGCATCGAAGATCACCTTGCGCATCTCGGACGTGTACTGGCATTCGACCATCCAGTCGTAGATCCGCGTCTCCGCCCCCTTGGCGGCCTTGCGGGCGATCTCGATGTTCTCCTTGGCCAGATCACCGACGGTGAGCGGCACCTGCGGCGGCTGTGTCTGGGCCGGCGCAGGTGCCGCCCCACCGGCAGCGAGGACCAGCCCGCTCGGTGGGGCGGCCGCAGGCGACAAGGCGACCGACGTGGGAGACATCGTGGTCGCTGGCGCGGGTTGAGACGGCGACGCCGTCATGGCTGGGACTTCGCCGGGCATAGCCGGGCGCGTCAGGGGGCCCAGCGTCTCGCTGACCACCTGTGAATTGTCGTCCTTCGCCTTCACCAGCTCGGGGACAGGCGTTTCGGAAAAGCTGAAGGCCTTGTCGTCTGCCGGGAGCAGGATCTCGGCGAGCTTGGCCGCGCCGGCGTCGACATAGCGTGCGGTGAGGCGCACGAAGACGGTGGATTTCGTGTTGGTCTTTACGGTCTTGGTGGTGGTGACTGGGCCCTCTGGCGACTGCGGTTTCGTCCATTTCGAGACGCCGGTGCCAAATTCGCCGCGATTTGCGTCGTCGATGCCGACATACGCCTCCTCGCACTCCCTCCAGATGGTCTCGATGCCGGAAGAGGCCCTCGCTGTCTTGGCTTCGTTCCGACGCTCGGCGATCGCAGCACTGATCGAGTCCAGCATCTCGCGCGGCGGCGCAAGGTGCGGGCGAATCAGGGCGGCGACCTCGTCGTCGAAGGTCTCCAAGTCAGCGAGGGTTGCTCCTTCGCGCATTTTTACTGCACGGCCTCCAGCTCAGTGACCAAGCCGTCCATGACGGCAATTTCCGACGCCTCGATCGAGCCGTTGGGCGCGTTCGACGGCGACAGCATGCTGATCGGGATCGGCTGGATTTGGATGGTGATCTCCTCGGCGAAGATCTTGTCCATTTCGGCCTGCCATTCCGGCATTTTGTCGTCCGGCACCGAAAATTCCTTGCTCGGCACCATCTCGTTGAGCAATTCGGACAGCTGCTCGCCATCGGTCTTGCCCTCGACAGGCTGCAGCGACGCCTTAAGCGCCTGCATGTCGGCCGGCGTCATCTCGCTGCCGCGAGGGACCATCGGATGATGGTTGTAGGCCTTGATCAGGGTGTTCCGGGTCTCGTTGATGGTCGTGTATTCGGGCAGCAGCACGCGGTGCATGCGCGCTAGACGGAATTTCCCGCCCTGCGGCATCGGACGCGCCTGTTCGATGATCGCGGTGATCACCGGCAGTGCCTCGAAGATGGTTTTTGCTTTGATCTGCATTTTCTTGGTCCTCAAAAAATCCCGACGGCGTGATTGCAGGCGGGAATGCTGTCGTGTGTCATGCTGTCAGCCCGTCGAACTGACCCTTTGTCGCTCCAAACGCCATGCGCTTGATGTAGCCGTTGATCGAGAACGTGCCAGAGTTGTCCGAGCCAATGATCGGTGTACCCGTCGTCCCTGCCCACGCATTGACGTTCGTCCCGATAGCCCCACCATTTCCGCGAACGGTGCAGTTGGTCGCGTCATAGGCGTAAGCGGCCTTCGTTGGGCCTGTCGTGAGACCTGAACCAATGGTGGCGCTCGGCGTCGTGCCGTTGCTCGCGCGAATGCGCAGGGTGCTGGTGCCGTTCACGATGTGGTTGTTCTGGGAATTTGCGTAGTAGAAAATGTTGCCGCCAGCTGCTGCCACACCGCCGATTTCGTGATAGGCGGCTTTTGACGCCAGCGCTGCAGTAGCAGCAGCGCCCGTCAGAGAAATCACGTCGGCCGCGCGAGTGGCGGCTGCACCAGCAATGACGATGGACGATGACGCGAAGGCACCGGCCTCCAGCTGGTTCAGGATGATATAGATCACCTCGCCAGCGTTGGCCTTGACGCCACCAGCCATGTTGGTGTCGGGCAGCGTGCTCAGATGCGTACGGCGAACATAAGTGGCGGACGCGGTGAAGGCAGTTTCGCCGCCAGCGGATGATGTTGATCCGGCGGCCTTGTAGACCGAGATGGATCCGGCACCGCCGCGAACATACGCCGACGCCGCGTGCGGATCGGAGACCCCGGTATTCCCGGTAAAGCGGACGACCGCAACGCTGTCGCCCAGCGAATTGTCGAGCTGGAACACGTTGCCATTCAGGATGCCCTGAGCGTAGAGACCCGCCAGCGCGGTTGTGGCTTGGATGGCGGCGACATCGCTGACCAGATTCAGCGTCGTGAGGCCGTTGGTGGCCTGCAGCGCGATGGTCGCGTTGGTCAGCGCCACGGGGGCGGCGTTGAAATTCGTGCTCTTGTTGGTCCGAGCCTCCTCGACGCGCAGGCCCTGATCGGTGATGCGCGGGACGTTGGCGGCGAAGGACACCAGCGCTCCGGCCACCGTCGCTGAGATGGCGGCCGACGCGCGCACCGTGGTGATCACGCCAGACGCGGACGAAGTGACCGCGCCGTTGTAGTAGCGGCCATTTACGAAATCGAGATCTGTCGTGGCCGCAGGCATGATCCACCACGCAGGATTGTTCTGCATGGCGGCAAGCGACAGGGCGAGCGACAGACCGAGCATTTTACGCGACGAACCCGACGATGCTGGTGGCCGTTGAAGCGGCCATCACGCGGTTGACGTTGATGGGGAGGATCGTGCCGGCCGGTACGCCGGCGAAGGTGACGGAGGTACCACTGCGCCCCCTAACAATCACGCTACCCGTGCCGCCGATGTAGAGGCCGGCGCAATTCAGCACCGTGTCATCGTTGGGGGTAATCGGAATCGCGTCATAGGCCAGCGTGGTGGGCATCGAGACGGCGTCGCTCACGGCATGCTCCTTCGCGCGCTGGTGGCGCGCTTTTCGTGGGTGGGTGTGGATTTTTCGGTGGTAGCTCCGCCCGGAGGCGAAGGCGATCGCCTTGTGCAGGCCAAGATGGCGCGCCAAGCGTACAAAATAGGGGGCCCCTTCGGTGGGTCTGGACGTCTCACGACGTTCGTGCCCGCATTGCCCAAGTGCGTTTCAGCTGACTCGATGTCGCACAGATTTCAGGCGACCGCAATAATTCGTCAGCCCAGTGCGCCCATCCCGGGATCGAAATTGACCGGCGGCGGCAGCAGCTCGAGCGGCGGCTGCTCGAAATCGTTCTTCACGAGGTGCGCGATCTCCGCCAGCGCGCCGAAAGCGCTCGCGCCGTGGGAATACTGGTCATGGCGCGGCGTTGCCGGCTCGTCGGTGGTCTTGGGCACGGTGCGGCGGTAGCGCTTCAGCACCTCGATCAGCCGCTTTCCGCCCAGATAGCCGGTGTCGCGCTCGCGCTCGGTGTCGTCGATGTATATCCGGGGGAACAGCATGCGCGCCGCCTTGATGCGCGGCTCGTCGCCAGTTTTCGGGATGTCCCTGACCTTGCACCCCAGCCCCTTCAGCAGCTTTTTGGCGCTGCTGCCGGTCTGGGGATTGTGCTGGTCACCGTCGAACGGCAGCCAGTCCTCGCCGAAATTGTACCGCAGCGCCTTCATGTCGGCGATCAGCTCGTCGTAGCGCTTGAAGCTGTCCTCTAAGTAATTGATAAGATTGAGAGAAGTCGGGCTGGTCTTCTGGAACATGATGATCGCCATGGCGTCGTTCCAGCCCAAGTCCCAGATCCGGTGGACCGGGAAGCGCGGGTCGTAAGGCATTGGCCGGATACGCTTTTCTTCGATCATAGCGACGATCTCGGTGGCATAAATCGCGCCCTCGACCACCGACTTCGGCACGCCCTCCCAGATGTTGTCGTAATCCTTTGGCTGGAACATCTTGCAGTGCAGGCGCTTCGCCTCCTGCCCGGCCGAGTGCCACGGATTGTCCGACCAGTTGATCTTGACGCACACGGTGCCCGGCAGCGGGTGCTCGACCCAGCGCTTCCATGTGTCGTCACTGTCCATGTCGGGGTTGAAGCTGACCCAGATCTCGCTGTTTTCGGCGCGAATGGTGGGGATCAGGATGTCCCAGCTGCGCTTGCTGACCGCCTGACCTTCTTCGACCCAGCAGACGTCGATGTTGGCGAAGGACTTGATCGTGTTGACGTTGTGGGCCAGCAGGCCGGCGAAAATGAAGGTGGTGCCGTTTGCGCCCCGGATCTCGTTGTCCAGCACCTCGTAGAAATCGCCGAGGCCCATCTGCTCGATCAGGTCTTTGAGCTGGGCGTGGACCGAGTCCTTGATCGATTTCTGGACCTCGCGGGCGCACAGGATGCGCAGCGGTTGCGCCGCGCCCAGCGACAGCAGCGCGATCGCGAAGCTGGTCGACTTCGCCCCGTTACGGCCGCCATAGGCAACCTTGTACGGGTGCATCTCCATCAGGAAGCCGAGCTTTTCTGGGAGCTCGCACCTCAGATTGATGATTGCAGGTTCTTCTGCCAGCCCGACAGCGCTCATGCGGGGGACGCTACACCGGGTAGATGGGGATCGGCCAGCCCCGGTTGTGCGACACCGGGCCCAGCGCGCGCCTGCAGGCCCGGCGCTGCCCATCGTCGGTGATGCGCCACATGACCACGTCGTCGATGCGAAGTGGTCCCATCATATGGTCGTCGTGCAACCACTGGACACGCCCCGCAGGCCTGTCGAGCAGCAGGCAGCCAGACCGGAAAAGGACGTCGACGTGCTGGTTTGGCGACCTGATGGCGATCGGCATGTTCCCGCCGCGCCAGATCTCCCATCCGTCGACGCCGGCGCGGATGTCATGAACCACGGTCGCTACCATCCCGCGCATCAGGTCGTTGATGACCGGCTCCGGCTCCAGCGCCTCGACGCGGTCAGGGCTATGCCTGCGCCAACGGATGACCTGAAACTTCTGGTCCGGTGACCGCTTCTTCCAGACGATGTGCGCCGCCGGGATGCAGAAGTGGGCGTGCTTCACGCTGCCGCCGTCAGCGCCGGCACCATCCACCTCGACATCGACCAGTGTCGCCAGCGGCACCGGGCACAGGCCGCCGTGCCATTCGGTCCAGATCTCGTCGGGCTGCAGCGGTCTGTCCTTGCCCATCGGGTTCATCGCGGACGGCGCGCCGGCGTGCAGATCGAATGGTGAGGTGGTGTGGACCTCGACCTCGTCGTAGCGTAGGTCCATCCGACCCTCCCCCTTCGGAGATCGCGCCGGCGGGTGCCAGTCTGGCTGGGCAAGGATGGTGTCGAGCACCAAGTCGGCCTCATAGCTTGTCTGGTCAAGGCTCTGGATCTCTTTCAGCACGGCGCGGGCCTTTCGATACGCGCTGCGGCGATCTTCATCCCACTCCAGCCACTTCTTGGCCGCGTTGCCGTTGGCCACGTCGTCAGGGTGAAACCCTGCGCAGAAGGCCGCGAAGGCCAGCCTCTCTATGTCGTTCGCGATGTGCATCATATCCACCCCATTCGGCCGATGCTCTGCGTGCATGCGGCACATTTGATCATTGGAAATTCGCCCGCCTTGTCGAAGGCGATCGTGAATGTCTTGTTGCGGCAGTTACCGCACCCCAGCAGCGTGAAGGTGTCCTCCACCAGATTTGGATTGCTGAACGCGAGGTGGACGACATTGCTGCCATCATCCCCGGGCATCAGGCCATGTACTCAGCAGGGCCGGCGAGGCCGCAGCGCCCCTTGCGGTCTGTGCGGATCCTGCGCCACTTCAAGAACGCTGGGCCGCTGTCGGGGATCTTCTCCCACCCGTCACCCTCTGGCTTCTGGTCGCCGCCGGCCTGCTCGTAATACGGCTCGGTCCAGCGCCACGACATGCAATTCGACCCCATGCAGATCGCGCCCATGGGCCACGCCTGCTGCTCCGGCCCCTCACCGACAAGCCGAGGCTTGCGGTTGAATGCCGCCGGCGCATCGAGCAGCGGTGAATCCGGGCCCGGCTTATGCCCGGCGCGGATCTCGACCAGCACCCGCGCGAACGGGCACCAGCGCTTCATGGCTTCGGCTTCTGTGACGTTCATCTATCTCCCCTTCATGGCGTCGGCAAAGTCCGACTTCATCGCATTGTCGAAATCGCGGATGGCCGCATGCCCCGCGATGGTGGCGCGCCAGCAATTTGCACGGATCTCGACCAGCTCAAGCCCCTGCAGCGCGCGCATCGTCTTGGCGTGAAATTCATGCTCTTCGCTGGGCCCCTGCTCCACCAGCTTGCGCAGGGCGGCCAGCATCTTGTCGGTCAGGCTTACGGTGGTCACTGTGATGGTCCGAAAATCATGGTGAGGATGGTGAGGCCGACAAAAATGGCCATCAGAGCGTTGGCGGTGCCGGGCGAGATCTTCATTGCGGCCTCTTCGGTCTGCGCTTGTGCCACGGCACCGGGCCCATCTCGACGCGGTGCATCGTCTGGCCATTGACCTTGCCGGCCTCGACAACCTTTTCGACGATGCCTTCGTACTCCGTCTCAAAGTGCCCCACCATGACCGCGAAGGTCACGGGCTCCTTCGAGACCAGCGCGCCTTTGGCGCGGGTGATGATGATGACGTCGGCGGTGTGGAAAAAGCTCACAGCGACCAGAACCCCATGCTGTACGAGATCCCGGCCACGATCAGGATCAGGGCGATGATACCGGCTAGCGTGTGCCAGAAGGGTCGGTCGTCTGGCATGCCCTGCTCACTACGGGTCCGCATCTGGCAAAACCTGTGGCGCTCGATGTTGTCCGTCCACTTCATGCAGCCGTCGCAGAATTGCCTCATGTCGACCCCCACTTTGTGCCGATGGCGATCGCGATCGCCAGCAGTGCCAAGACCAGCAGGCGGACGCGAAAGCGCTCGGCCCTGACGTTCTTCAGGCGCAGCTCTTCGTTAAGGGCTTCCTCGTACCGATCGATCAGCGGGCGATTGTCGTTCATGTCTTCACCGTGCCGATGTCGCCGTCATTGGCCGGCACCATCGCGCCCGGGGCCGACGGCACATGCTTTTCGGACGCGCGCACCAGCTTTTCGACCATCTCGCGCAGTGGCGGGCCGTTGGGGCCGATCTCGACCTCGACGTCCTTCTGCTCGCCTTGGATCTGCAGGCAGGCAGCGGCGCGGACCTGACCGTCTGGCAGGATCTCGATGACGTAACGGCCGCCCATGGTGATGAAATGCCGGGCGATGTTCTCGACCGACTTAGCCAGCGAGATCTCAGTCAGTACGCGCTTGCCCTTGGGGTACATGGCATTGGGCGGGAACTGGCGGATGAATGGGATGGCCATCAGGTGCCTCAGTGTAATGTTTCTTTGTCGATTCGGGCGGGATCGATGCTGCCACCGCCCCTCACAATTTCGTCATGATACTCCGCGCCCTTTGGGCACGAACAGATACGCGCACGCTCTTCGCCGTCCTTCATGTAGATCCCGTCGTCGCGGCAGCGAAGGCAGTGCGGGTTCTGCATCAGGCCGTCTCCCAGCGCTTCAGCGCGTCCATCGCCTTCAGGCTGGTGGGCGATTCATTGCCCCACTTGCCCTGCGTGGCGTGCGCCATCACGCGGATGGCCGCCCAGTATGCGACCGAGCGCGGCAGCGCCCAGACGAATTTCATGGTGATCTTTTCCTTGGTGCGGATCCACCAAGCCCTGACGCGCCACACGCTCATTTTGACCCCCTTGGTGAAGCCGCCGCCAGCTGTTGGGCCGGCGGCGCTCCTGTCGATGGTTACTGCTGGGCCGCCTCGGCGTCCAGATCACGCTTGGCGCGAAGGTCGGCCAGCACGTCGGCATAGACGCGGTTGGTGGTTTCGATGCCGTGGCGGGAGGCCAGATCGCGCAGCTGGACTTCGTCGAGGCCGGCGATCTCCTGATCGGACGGGACCGGGGTGATGACCACGAGGCTGTCACGCTTGGCGATCAGGGCGTCGATGCTCTGGGCCCGGGTGATGACCTCGATGCCGTGGGCGGTGGCGAGATCGTTCAGCGCCTGATCGTCCATGGCGTTGAGGGTTTCGTCGTCTTGGATCGGCGGCAGATCCATCGGGATGCCGGACACGTCGGTGACGACCACGCCTTCTTCGGTCACCGCGATGCCGCCGTCACGCTTGATCTTCAAGCCGGCGATGTCGCTCTCGCGGGACGGATCTTCGCCATACGGCACCTGATGGGACCGGGCGAGGTGGAAGACCTCGTCGTCGGTCATGCCGTCCAGATCCGCGTCGCCGGGGATCGAAGCCGGCGGGGCAGGCGCGGGCTCAGGCTCGGCGAAGTTTGGCATGTCGGTGCCGTCGCGCACCGCCGTCAGCCGGGCCAGATTATGGGCCGGGTTGGGCGACTGCGGAAGGCCATGGGCGTCGGCCAGATCCATCAGCTGGGCAGCGGTCAGCTCGCGCAGGCCTTCATCGTTGGGGATTTCCGGCGGTGCCGCCGGTGCGTCGTCGTTTTCGGTTTTCAATGTCGTAACTCCTGAAAATATGCCCGGGAAGCCGCCCGGGCTCGGGTGATGGGTGATAACGCCTAGCCGCCGGTAATGGCGGGGTTTTCCCGCTCATACAGGCGCTCGCGCAGCAGGTAGCCTTCCAGCTGCCAGATCTCATTGCGGGCATTGTCGCGGGCGATCATGCGTCCGATGGCCTCGTCGAAGTTCGCCGGCGACGCGGCGGCGCTGCTGCCGATCACCACGAAGCCATTGCGCAAGATCAGCGCGCAGACGGTTTTCGTGGTGCCGGGGAACACATGGTACTGCTCGCCCTTGATCTGGGCGTCGATGTGCGCGGGGTTCAGGCGCGGGGCGTTCAGGCCCTTCGACTGGATCTCGCCTTCAATCTGGTTTTCGTCGGTCTTCACTGCACTCTCCCAATATGCCGGATACCGCCGGCGCGGATCAGATCAGGTCTTGAAGCCGTTTGCCGATGCGGCCGTCGATCTCGCGGGCGAAATAGATCACCTCGATCCTGTCGAAGCGCTCACCACCTCGACCATCAGAGGCCGAGATCTTGCCGGCATTGACAATCGCCTCCAGCAGGAAAAGCTCCGGCGTCGTGTCGATAACCTCCACCGTGTCGATCGGAGCGCCACGCCTGACGTTGTGCCTTCCTTCTTCCTTGAAGCAGGCGCAATAGCGGTACGAGATCAGCCACATCAGCTTTCACCGTCGCTGTCTGGGAAGTCCTCTTCCTCGCCGTCGAGCATAATCTGGTGGTCGCGCGCCTGCGTCGGTGCGCAAAGCGTCTCCAGCACGGCGCGACGTCCGTCGTTGATTTCGCGCTGCAACGGCGCACGTTCCCGGGGCGTCAGATAGATCACGCCGTCGAGATCCCCACTAATGTCGACGTCCAAACCGTAAAAGATGATCTGCGAGCCATTCGCCATGCCAATGGACGGCCGCGCCATGTTGGGGCTGGGGTCGTGGGCGATAGCGTCCATCTTCATGGTCTTGCTCATGTCGTCACCTCTCTGCGGCAGCGCCCAGCGGCCCCACCGTTCGCGCCATATCCGAAAAGCAGCATGTCCTGCGCCGGGGTCAGGCTGTCAGCGCACCGGCGGATCGTGCCGCAGGCATACGGCGACCTGCACTCGTGCTGGCGCACGCAGTCAGGGCGATCGGGCAGGGCGAGGGTGACGCTGTCGCGCCCCATGGGGTGGGATTTTCGGCCGCGACGCATCAGCGAAGCCCCAGCACGTTGATCTGCAGGTCCATCAGGTCGTAGGGGCCACCGATCGCATAGACCCTGTCCTCGGTGAAGATCATGGTCATGCCGCGCACGCGCTCGGTGCTCACGATGCGACCGTAGTCGCCGCAATCCGCCGGCGACCAGATCTTGTCCATGTACGGCTGGCCGAAGTGACGCCACATCCAGCCGCGCCACCAGACCTTCAGCTTCATGCGCCAATTCATCAGCCCGGATCCTTCTCGTGGTGGATGACGCCGCGTTGATCAATCCGAAACCGCCAGCCCGGCGCAGGCGTCATGGTGCAGGTAATGGGCACACTTGGCGGTGGCCAGTCGACGACGACACCTTGCCTCGGCGCATCCTTCAGCATGTGCTTTTCGAGGCCGTCAGCAACCCGGGTGATTTTGTCGGTGATTGATGCCGGCCCATCACTCGGGTTTTGCGGGCCGCAAGCAGCGACAGCCATCTCCATGGCGCGCTTGCGGATCTCGAGGCGTTCGACGGCAGCGCCCCAAAGCTGGCCGATCTGCTTCAAGACGTTCCTGCCCATGTCGCGCGCGCCCATCTGTGCGGCATAGTCGCGGATGTCGACGCCCTCGGGCACCCTGTGGACCTTGCCGGTGTGATCGTCCATCGCCATCAGAAATCTCCCTCGGCCACCTGCGCACAGGGCACGCCGGCAGCTCGCCATGCGGCCACGACGCGGTTGCGATCATCGAAGGCCATGATCGGATCCCAGCCATCGGCCCGGGCACGCTCCAGCATCTCGATCTTCAGCAGGTCATCGGGGCGATGATCACCCTCGCGGCGCATGTAGAGGCGGAAGGTCGGTGTCGGCACTTCAATGCCCTGCCGAAGCAACCACGAGATGGTGGCGTCGCGGCATTCATCGCTGCGGCCGCTGACGAAGATGATCGGCGTCGATGTCTTCTGGAGATCGACCACCAGTCGGAGCATGTGATGGATCGGCCTGTCGTCACCGCACCCGGCGAAGAAAGCGCGCCAATTCTTCTGGTCGCCCTCGATGTGGTGGATGCGGTGCTGGCAGTCGGCCAGCGTGCCGTCGATGTCGAAGATGTAGCAGGGGCGGCGCATCAGCGTTTCCCCTTCTTGCGCACGATCGGCGTGATCATGACCGGGATGGACAGCCAACCCTCGGTGATAGAGCCGCGCCCACCGCACTTGGTGTGGCGGTGGTAGATCCGGCTGATGTCGATCACGCGCTCACGGCTATCGACCAGCGCCCATGCCTTCTTGGGCGCGATCGGGGTCACGCCACGGCAAAAGCCGGCAGCGAACTCGGCGCTGGCGGCGGTGGTCGACTTCACGCTCTTGCGCCCAGACCGAGTGCGGGCGTTGGTTGCGGCTTTCGTTTTCATTTTTCGATGGTCCCCTTGGCCTTGCGTGCCCGATAGGCCGCCTGCCTCTCAGCGCGCGACCCATGGACTTTGGGGCGACCTGCCCCGGCCAATTTCGTAACACGCTTCGACGCCCTTGGCTTGGCCAATTTCGTAACAGGCGCAGATTTTTCCACCGGCTCGGCGATGACGTCGATGATGGGCAGCGGCTCCGACGTGTCGATGATCGCCGGCGCAGCGGCCTTCTGCTGGCTTGGCGCAGACAGCATGGCCACGGCCTTCTTGACCTGCGTGACACCAATCTTGCCCTTGGGCGCGGGCTCCACCACCCGCACGCCACTGTATTTGGTGCAGATGGTGCCGCTGTGCTCGCCCTCGCACACCTTGCAGGTGATGGTCGCCTTTTTACCGGCCAAGGTGGCCAGCCCGGCGCATTGCCTCGACGAATTTGGCGTTCTGGGCGGCGTAATGCAGATCCTGCCGCTCTCCATCCGGCTCGCGCGTGCGCTCCGTCGGCACCACCCGGCCCTTGCTGTCTCGGCGCAGGGTCACGCCGCGAATTTCCTTTTGCGCAGGGGCGTTTACATGCGCCGGCAGCTGCCATTCCCGGGCCCGGCTGACCACCATGTTGTTGGTCACCGGCTTCTTGGCCAGCTCGGCGATCTCGGCCGCGATCGAGCTCACCTTCACGCCCTCATTCCAGCGCAGAATCAGCAGCTCACGCACCACAGGGTCTTTCCAGATCGAGGTCATTGGTTGATCACCTTCGCCTTGTCGCCCGGCTGCGCCCCAGCCTTCACCAGCACCACGGTCAAATTCATCTGGGGCGGTGCCTTCTGACGGTTGTCAGCGTCGAACATGCCCAGATGCTTCATCGCCTTGTCGATCGCCGAGTTTTTGTCCGCGATCTTCACCTTTTTCGAGTAGCCGATGTGGACGCGGCTTTCGCCATGCCCATCAAACTCCTCAGTAATTTCGAGCCCAGCGATCGCCGCAGCGGTGGCGTCGTCCAGCTCGTGCATGTCCTTCAGCGAGCCGTCGTCATTGAGCAATTTGCGGGGGTCGAAGAACACCAGATGCGACAGCTCGCGCAGCACATTTTCCGGCGTGATCGCGAACTTCGCGGCGATCTCAGCCGATCTGGCCTCGACCTGCGCAATAATCTTGCTGTCCTTTAACAGGCGAGAAGCCTGCGCAGCTGCCGAATTTGCGCTGTACCCAGCGGTGATGGCGGCCTGCGTACCGTTACGACCGTTGGCGATGTAGGCGTTGATGAACAGGGCGATGCGGTCGGCCGTGGCGAGCTTTGAGGTGCCGGGCTTTGCTGGTGTGACGGGCGGCGGCGGTGGGCTGGCGACAGAGCTGGGCGTGGCGAGCGGCTGACGCCGGCGTGATGACCGAGGCGGCGGAACGGGCGCTGATGCTGCCGTGATGGCGTCCAGTGTTTTAGGCGCGCCACCCTTGGGCTTTTTGGGCGGCAGCGGTTTGTCGGGAATGCGCGCGGCCGCACGCTTGACGAAATCGGCAGCGACGGCTGGGACCACGGTGGGCTGACCATCTGCCGGGATGTCGGCCGGCGGCGCAGCGGGCGCGGCGGCAGATTTTTTGGGCGCGACGCTGCGCGTCCCCTTACCAGTGGCCTTCGGCGGTGGCGGCGGTTTTTGGGTCATGCGCCAGACCTACCAGCATCGCGGCGGGCGATGTAGTCCCGATAGCCCCGGCTCTCGACATAGACAATCTTGTCCTCGGGCCGCGCGCGCATGATGTCGCCGAATGGCGTCGCCTCCAGCAGGCCGTTGCGAAAATCGAGATAGATGAACGGCTCGCCGTCGAGCAGATAGTCGAACAGGCGCGCCATGTGACGCGGTCGCCGGGCCGGTGCTGAAGCTGGTGACGCGGCGTCGGTCATTTCGATGTTTTCGCTTTTGCTTCAGCAGGTTGGACTGGTGACGGGGGTGGTGCTGGCAGAAGCTCTTTGAGCGCCTCGGCGATCTCGTGGGCCATGTCGGACGCGGCGATGCCGCCCTCGCTGTCGCTGCGCTGTGCCTTGCGCGCCTCGGCAATGGCGACACACTCGGCGATCGCCTTGTTGCGGATGCTGGCGACAGCGTCGACGTCGAGCAAGCCTCTGATCTCTGCCGCGATGTCGAAGCGCAGATACTTGTCGCCCTCGACCAGTGATGCGCAGCGCTCGATCGCCTCCGCGTGGGCCTCATTGACCAGCTCGTCATGGTCGACGCCGCAGTCGTCATCGGCGAACAGGTCGCCGCTCTCGGTCGGCACGTCGTCCAATACCTCGACCGCGTCATCGATCAGCTGGCGCGGGATGGTGACGAACGGCGCGCCGGTCATGTGGCGATCGCGGTAGTGGCGCAGATCCTTGGCGAGATCTTCCGACGGGGGCAGCCCATAGCTCATGTGGCTTTCTCCTCCGGCTTCGGCCGGCGCAGGGTGATGGGCGCGGCCTTCAGGTATTTCCGGTTGCCGCTGATGCTGAATTTCGCACCGCGCTTGGTCTTGCTGCTGCGCAAGGCGCGGATCTCAATGGGCGACAGCGGGCGGCCGAGCGGGTTCATCGCTTCACCGGCGGCGGGACCATGGGCGGCACGATGAACGCCACGCCGCTGCTGGTCTGGGCGATCAGGCGGCCGGCCACCCAGTGCAGGCGGGTGATGACACCAAGCTGCATTGGCACGGTGCAGATCTTGATCATGCCCGGGCGCTTCGGGACGAAAGAATCGAGCGGCGGTAGGTTCATCGCGGTGCCTCGGTCCTGATCTTGATCAGGCGCTTGATCTCGGCCACCCGCTGCTCGCGATCGGGCTCACGCCCGGCCAGCAGGGAGTGGCGCAGATCGGCCAGCTGGGTCGACGTCATGACCCCAAACTCTGGGAACGTGCTGGGCAGCACCGGCATGACGTTGGCCAGCAGGGGGTGCATTTTCTCGCTGCAGGTGCCGCACACCACCTCGGACGCGGCCTCCATGCGGCTGCCATCCAGCTTGCGCACGATGCGGCTGACCAGCGCGCCGGCCGGGAACTCGGTGTAAAAAAACGCAGGCTTTCCGCACCGCGCGTGCAGCTGGACGAAGGTGCAGTCGGGCGGCGGGGTCACGTCAGGCATCGGTGACCACCTCGTAGGGCTGGGACGGATCGAATGCCGGAAGGGCGGCGCGCGCGGCGCGGCGGCGCTTGCGGAGGTCGCGCATCGCGGCCGCGCGGCACCCGTGGCACTTGTGCTGGCTGGGGGCGAGATCCTTGCCGCAGCGGCATTTGCCGGGGTGCTGGCGGTACGGCCCCCGGGGGCCCCGCACGTTCGCCGCCGAGGGCTCCCGGTCTGGGTGATGCTCGTCGAGATGACACGCACGGCACAGCCAGATCACATCCAGTGGGCGACCATAGTCGACATGGTGCATCTCGACGCCGGGGCTGCCGCACTTGCACGGCTGGCGCACCAGCAGCCCACGGCCAAGATAGACCCGGGCATAAGCCCGGGCTCTGGCCCGCACCCGCTGGGCCTCTGTCAAAGGGTTGGTTTTCCGCCATTCTCGGACATAGGTCGCGTGGCAGGGTGCGCAATATCGTTGCGTCGACGCCCGATCGTTGGGGCCACCACACTTCGAGCATGGCGGCGTCCAGCTCTTCAGGACTTCTGACGGGAGCGTTTCACGTGAAACTGTTTCACAACTTGGGGTCACGGATTGACCGCCATCAGTGTCACCATCGTGACCCGAAACTTGTTGCTGCGACGCAGCAATTCCTGCGAGAAATCTAGACATTTCAGGCACTTGGTCTCCCAACCATTCCATGCCGCCCCCCAGCCGGGAGCCAATGTTTCACGCCACGGGTTACGCCGTGGGGTATTTCTGCTTCTGCTGCTGGTCGACCGGGGCGGCCTTGCCCTCGAAGCCGGCGTTGAAATTGGCGCTGGCACCGCCACCGGCGTCCTGCTCGGCGGCCTTGATCATGTCCAGCACCGCCTTCAGCAGCGGGCCCGGGCCGCCGAAGGTCTCGCCCTCGGGCGCGGTCATTTCGCCCTCGACGGGCTCCTCGGCGCTGCGCTCGCCGGCGATCAGGGTGAAGGTGCCGTCGCCGTTGTTCATGATGGTGCAGAGGGCGGTCGACTCGTCGCCGCCTTCATCCTGCTCCAGCGCGCCGTCGACCGGGGCCTCGCCGGCGGCGGGCATCTGGGCATCGGCGGGCGCGGCGGCAGGCGCAGCGGGGGCGGGAGCAGCAGGAGCCATGTTTAGAACCCTTCAAATGTGGAAATCGGCCGCCCAGCGCGGCGCAAATCAGCAGCGGGGACGGTGACCCAAAACCGGCCGGGTTGCAACGGGCTCCTTGCGCAAGATTGTTGCGCTGGAACGGACGGCTTAACTCGGTGTTTACCTGAGATAGATACCTATTGCGGATAGGTGCCTATCGGAGTATACCGGACTGGCAAATCACCTCGGAGACCCCAATGACCGACATTCAGACCACACAGATCCAGAAGGCGGGCGAAATCCTCTTCACCTGCGCCGGTATTGCCCACGCCAGCACCAAGATGTGCGAAGGCTTGATAAATCTGGCTGCTGATCAATTCCAGATCTACGACGTCGAAGCCCTCGACGAGCAGCAGATCTCCGACATCGTCGACATGCTGCAGGACGAAGGCGACGACAAGCGGGACATGTATTGATCATGCTGGTCAACCGGAAATCTTTCATCGAGACCAGCCGCAAAGACGGCTTCACCAACGGCACCGTCGAGGTGACGCTGCGTGGCGAAACCCGTCGGGTGCGCGCCCACTACTGGGGCGAGCCCGGCACGCTGAACAAGTCGACACTGATCGTAAAGGATCTTGTCGACAGCGCTGGCAATGCGGCCGCCATCCAACAGAACCAGAAGGGCAGCGAGCACTTTCTGAAAAACGCCTGTCACCGGGTACGCGGCGTCGTCGACGTCGAGGCCAAAGTTTTCTTCAAGGAGATCTGAGCCATGGCAAAAATCACCCACCACACCCATCACGGCGTAGAGGCCTTCGGCGGCTGGAAGGTCCATACCGTCCACCTTCTGGAAGAGGTGACGAAGAACAAGGGCGCTGAGATATTGGTGTCGCCGATCCGCATATTCGGCGGGCTCCTGCACGACGTCGCCGAGCGCGCCAGCCAGATCAACGATCCGGCCCTAAATATCCTGATGCTGCGCCTGACGTTGTACGAGAAGGGCGATCTGGACAAGAACAGCGTCGACGATGTGCGTGCGGCCTACGAAGGTCAGGAGGCGCGCAAGGGCAACGGACCACTGGAGCAGATCAAGGCGCTGCAGGAGGCGCTGGCCGGCATGATCTCGATCGAGGAAAGCGTCACGATGGGTCAGGAGCGCGAGCTGCGCGCCGAATGGCTGCCGAAGGCCAAGGCCGCGCTGGCCCTGTCGAAGGATGCCTGAGCCATGGCCAACGGCATGAACCTGTCCCGCTCACGATACGGCCGCAGCCGCAACAACAACCCACGCCTGCCGGGCACCAAGGCCGAGTTGATGGACGCGCTGCAGGCCAAAGGCCTGACGCTGGAGATCGGTCGCGAAAATGTCGGCCAGTGGAACGAGTGCCGCAATTTCAAGGTCGGCGACCGCGTCATCGACGTCGTGATGAAGAGCGGCAAGCCCGACTGGGACGCCATGATCAAGGAAGTGGAGAAGCTGTGATGTCGAACTTCCTGACCGCCCGCGCGAAGCTGAAGAAGGCGATGAACCGCAAGAAGCGCCGCCGCATCGATCCGACGCCGGCCATGGTGAAGTTCCTGCGCGCTAACGAAGGCGGCCACTACGAGGTCGCACATGCCGCCCAGTGGCAGACGAAGTTCAAGGCGGTGCGTCTTGGTTACCTGACCGGCAGCATCGAATCGAGGATCACCCCGGCCGGCGAGGCCTATCTGGCCCGCTATGAGGCGCGCGTTGCCAAGGAAAAGTCCGCCACCCCACTTGACCGATAGATACCTATCTGGCAATAAGACGCCTACGAACTGAGGACCACATCAATGACCAGACAAGTCCGAGCCCCTGAGATCATCGCCACCCACCTTGGCTTCGATCTCGCCGAGATGAAGGAATACAGCTACCAGCCCGGCAAATATCGCTGCGCGCTCTACGCTGTCGGCGATTGGTATTATGCCGCCCCGACCGCCAAGAGCATGCTGCCCGCCGAACGCAAATGGCACCCGATCGCCATCGAGTTTGGCCGCCAGATCTATTGCTCACACATGAACAACGACGTGGAGAAGTAGATGAAACGATTCGGCTACCTCTACGGCAACGCCGGCCGCCGCAAGTTTCGCCTGATATTTTCGAGCGAATTTGATCGCAATATGTTTGCGGCCGCCGACCGATCGCTGGGCTACCGGGTCCGCAAGTTCGACCTGAAGCCTGAGCCCGCCATCCTCTACTACGGAGCCTGACATGACCCCTGCTGCCAACGACGACTATTTCACGCGCGCTGCCGCCGAGAAGATCCGCCACGACGCCGAATGCGCGAAGATCGCGGCCGAAAATGACGAACGCCGCTGGGTCTGGCTTGGCGATCGCGACGCGGCCGTGATCGAGGCCCCGCTGCGCACCAGCATCTGGGAGATGGGCGTCACCATCATCGGCAAGACCGAAGCTGCCGTCGCTGCCAAGCGCGCCGAGTACATGAAGCGCCATCCCAACCATGTCGACCTCACGCAATTCTACGACATCAAGCCTTGGCACAAAGGCTTCCGCGTCACCGGCACCCGCTGGGTCGGCCGCTAACCATCAGAACTGGAGACACAATGCACACATTCCTTTTGATCTTGGGCGCTGCGCTTTTTTGGCTCCTTGGCCTCGCCCACTCGCGCGAGGACAAAGTGGTCAGCCTGCACAAGGTGTCTCGGGCAATAGTCGAGATCGCAATTTTTCTGGGTGGCTGTGCCGCCCTCTATTTCAGCTAGGGAGAATCACCATGGCCAAAGTCACCGACGGAAAATACGAGATCGAGATCTCGCTCTGGGTCTACAATGGCGAAAAGACGATCGCCAGCAGCCGCGCGCTCCTCAATTTCAATCATGACGGCGCGCGCTATCACGTCTGGCTCGCGCTCAAGACTGGCGCGGTGCAGGACACCCTCTACAAGAAATGCCCTGAAGGCCTCGGGCGCGACGACCCCGGTTACTTCGATACCCGCAAGCTCAACAGCTTCTCCGCCGCCAGCAAGCGCCTGATCGAGGCCGCGCAGGTGCAGGCCGGCGACTATCGCGTCGCATATGCCGAAGCCTACGCGGCCGGCGAAGCCAAACTTCTCGCCGAGCAGGCGGCCGCTGCCGAAGCGGTGCGGATCGAGCGCATCCAGAAGGCTGGCCCGGCACTGCTGGAAACCGTGCTCGCCCTCAAGGCGCACATCGACGGCCTGAAGTGGGGCCAGCCATTCCCGGGCCGACCCCATGCCATCATGGACGCTGCAGAGGCCGCGATCGCCCTCGCCGGCGGAGACAGGGCGGCGGATCCGTGGCGCGACATGGAAACCGAGCCCAAGAAGGGTATGTACCTGATCACCAACGCGAAGGGCGAGGTCTGCCCGATCCAGTGGGACCATGGCGCACACCACGGCATCGTTCAAAATTGCGTCGGCTTCAACGACTGGACATACGGCGAGCCGGCGACAGGCTGGATGCCGATGCCTGCGCCGCGCAAGGCGGTGAAGTCATGAGCCGCGCTCATACGGTATCGCAGACCGCCACCCTCCAGCGTGAGATCCGCAAGAAGGTGGAGACCGGCACCGGCTTCCACCATGTGCCGGATGGCCATGAGAACGCCGACGTCGAGCTGACGGCGGATCTCGCCGGTCTCGTACAGCGCTTGGGCCTGAAGGCGATGAAGAACAAAACCGGCCGCGCCTCCGCTATGCACGGCCTTCTCAAGGTGCGCGTCACACGCCGCCAGCGGGTGCCGGCATGAAAACCCACCGCATCGACATCGAGCTGGAGATCGACGGCGCGACTGTGCAGCTGACGCTCTGGTTTACCTACGTCACGGCCGCCGGCGCGCTGGGGCCCGAGATCGAGATCGACAACATCGAGACCGACGCCGCTATCCCGACCCTGAAAGCCGTGACCGCTGTCGAGCAGTGGCTGGAGCGGGACGGCTACAGCAAGTGCGTCGCCATCGCGGAGGGCCTGTAATGCGCAGCAACCGGACAATGATGTTCGCCGGCATTCTCGGTGCCTCGTCGCTGGCGCTGTCTGCAGCTGCCGCACTGGCTGGACCGGCAGAAGACCCGGTGCCCGGCAGCGCGCGCAACCGCCCCAGCGGATCCAAGCCTGTGTCTGGCGGCGGCGCGCGCGAGCGGGCCCGACGCATCGCCTACATGCAGAAGCACGGCTTCCCGGCAGGCGAAGGCGACCCGAAGATCGTCACCACCTACGTCTATCCGCCAATTCCGTGGCGGCACATGGACTGGCAGGCCACCTATGACGGCGACGAGCCGGACGATGACGGCACCGCCATGCGCCACGGAAGCGGCAGCGGCGAGACGGAGATTGAGGCGATCGACAACCTGCAGGAGAATGCGCCGTATTACGCCGAGGAGAATTGCCCCGGTCACTATGCGTCGCGTCGAGATCCGAAGATCTGCGGCGGCTGCGGCATCCACGTCGACAGCCTGAAATAACCCACCACTAGAGGAGACCACGCTGTGGCCAAACCGAATCATACCTGCCCCCTGTGCAAAGGATCTGGAGCTGTCTCGGCCCGGGTCGCGAAATCGAAGATCACCGTCGTCAACCGCGAGAAGTACAACGAGACGATGCGCGCGGTGAATGAACGGGCCCGGCTGCGCCGCAAGGCCAAGGAGGCGTCAAAAGATGGGCGGTAAAACCATCAAGGTTATACGCGCGATCGCAGAGAATCTTGGGCTGGAGGTCGTGGAGATAGGTAGGTCAGGAACCGGCCACGACCTCCTACGGGTAAAAAATTCCCAAGGCGTGATATGCACCCGCATCATGTCTGGCGGATCAAAGATGAACAATCGCGACGAGCTCAACACTAAAGCCGAGCTGCGCCGCTTCGCACGCGGTCAGTACCACGGCCTGCGCGTCAGCCATACCCGCGATTAGGATCTCGAAGCGCGCCACCGTCGACGTCGCGGATCTTCTGCCCTGCCGGCACGTCAGTCTCGCGCCAGCCGGCATCCCAGCGCGACTTCGGGCGGTGCCACCACATCAGCGGCCGCGAGGTGACAGGGCCGCGCTTGTCCTTCTCCGCCATAGCCGTGACATGCCGACGGTGATCGTCGAGGTGTGCCACCACCTCTCCAATCATCGGAAATTTTTTCTTCGTCGCATCCAGACGCCAGCGCGAGCAAAAATTCTCCAGCTCCGACACGCGATATTTTTCCAGATCCCTGATGTAGTCAGCCAGCTTCGATCGCGCCTGACCGGCCGTGACATCCGGCGGCCAGAAGTGGACGCCAAGCTGCATCAACAGCGCCAGCTTATGCTCGTCGTCAGTCGGGATTGATGACTGTGGCTCCGTCGCCCCCGGCAGTGCCGCGCTGCTCGCGGAGCTCGGCGGCGAGCTGGGCTGCACCAGTGATCCAGTTATTATTTTTGGACGGTCGGTTGTTTTGGCCATTCTGGCCTCCTCGATTGTGCTCGCGTGACAGCCAGCTGTTGATGAAGGTCTTCATCCCCTTCAGCGTTTTCCGCTTTTTCTCATTGGCCAGAAGCCAGCCGGCCATGCTGCGGAATTGCTGGGCGATGTTTTCGATGCCGGGATACAGCTCGGCCATCTGGGCGAAGAGGCTCTGACGAACCTCAAATACCTCGCCAGTGGTGTTAAATCTGTTGGTCGGGAATGTGATCAGGAGCGGATCCTCGGCATCCGCCGGCACGAGGGCCGAAGGCCCGGTGCAAGAATCTTGGGTCTGGGTATGGGTAGGGGAAAGGGGAACAGGGAAAAGGGACAAGGGCGGCGATTCCGACTTCAACGCTGGATACCCTACCGATAGCCTATCAATTTCTAGCCTAATGGCGGCTTTTAGATTATCGGTGCCGCTGAAGCCGGCCGCGTCGATCGCCGCGCCTAGATCCTCCATGGCCCGGCGCTTCTGGGCGCAGTCGGGCACCATCTTGGCCACGCGCAGGATCGCCAGCCCATGCTTCGGGTTGGTTGGCATGTCGTGGAAGATGAAATCGATGATCCTGACGACGTCCTCGACCGGGTTGTGCTCGATCAGCTCGACCTTGGATAGGCTATCAATAGCCTTTTTGACCGTGGCCTCGCTCCACTTCATGTCGGCCGTGATGTAGCCCAGCGGCACCCGGAAGCACCCGATACTATTGACGGATTTGCAGCTGTGCAGGTGTAAATAGAGCAGCTTGGCGCGGTCGTCCGCGCCAAGGGATTTGAATTTGGCCGATCCCCAGATCGAGGTCGAGATCTTGGCATAATTTCGGGTCACCAGCGCACCACGCCGTTCAGGGTTATGGGGTCACGCCACGTCGCCTTGCGGACGCGGCGCGCGATGGCGAATTTCGGGTTGTTGATCAGTCCGACCAGCTCGCAGACTGCGTCGACGTCCACGCCCAGCTCTTCCGAGATCTGTTCCGGCGACTGGCCATCGGCGAACCGATTCCTGATGGTCTGGGCGAAGCTGGAGGCCTGCTCGCGGGCGTTCATGGTTTCCACGTCGGTTGGACGGCGCTGCGCTGCGCCCGGGCGTGCGCGGCGCAGTAAGGCCGGCGGGGCCCCTCCGTCTGGTGGCCGCAATAGGTGAGGGCCCGCCCCTCCCCCGGATCCGGCCAGCGGCACATGCGGTCCCCCAGCGCCTCGATAGTCACGCCCAGAGACGATTCTGGGGGGCTGGCAGGCTCAGGGACGGCGACCACCGGCTTCGGCTGGGGCTTGGCAACCCTCGGCGCGCGCAGGCGCTGCGTCAGCTCTGGCTGGGAATTGAAGACCACCCCCAGCTGGTGCGCCTTGCTGGCGACCGAATTTCGGCTTTTCCCGATAAGCCGGGCGACATCACCCATCGACAATTTGTCAGCGGCACCGTCCCTCACGGCCTTGACGTGCGCGTCCGACCAGCTGCGCCTACCCATGCGATACCCCGGCAATCCTGTAGACATTGGCCTTTTGGCCCGAATCGTTTTTCCGGGTGTCGCCGGTTTCGGTCACCAGCTTTGCAGCCGCCAGCTCGGTGAACCGGGGCCGCACCGCCAGAACTGATAGGCCAAGCTCAACGGCGGCCTCGTCGGGCGTCCGGTGCTGGCCATCCTGCATCAGCGTCAGGATCCTGTGCTTGATGGTGCCTGCTCGCGGCTGCATGGCGATCGCGGCATCGGTCGAGGTGCCGGCGCGCTTCGCCCCCGGGACATCGGGGTATTGCCGCTCATATTCCCAAAGCTCTTTCACTGGTCGCGCCAGACCTGAACGTTCCGGCCTATTTTGGCGGAACGGTGCATGCGCCTCACCGAATCATCTGCGGCCGCGACCTGCGACGCTGTGGATCGAACGCTATTGAGCTTCGCCCCCTCGATGATGATGGAGGTTTGCGGCTTCATATTTTTGATGCGTTCGTAAATGCTTAGTTGAGGCGGTGTGTATTTGGCCTTGGCCAGCGCCATATATAGGTCTCCCGCTTTTTGACTTAACCGTGCTTGACACCTCTAAACCGATCCGCGTAGAACCGTCAAGTCGATTTGGGAGAATCACGCACATGGATCTCGAGATGCAGGCTATTTACCTCGGCCTCGCCATTCTGCTGGTGCTGCTGGTCTGGTTTTTGTCCAGCTCGTACCGCAAGGGCTACAAGATCGAGGTCTGGGATGTGCTGGGCGGGATCCTCGTGGTCCTTCTGTTCATTCTCAGCTTCGTCGCCCTTGGGATGATCGCCGATGTCCTGCGCCCAGATCTGGCGCAAATCTGATGGCCGCCAAAGAGCCGAAACCCCCGCGCGTCAAAAAAGAAAAGCCGAAGCGGAAGACGCGGCTGGAGAAAAGTTATGACCGCATCGTCCGGCTTGGCGGCATCATCATGCGCGTTCATGGCGAGATGGGCGCTATCCACTACCAGACCCCGGGCGGCACCGATGTGCTGCCGACCACGTTTCAGAACCTGAAGCGCGCAGGCCTGCTGCGAGCTGCAGGCGACGGCCTCTTCGAGGGTGCCGACCAGACCTTCCACGTCATTCCGAATAAATTTTAGAGGAAAGATCATGACTGACCCATACGATTTCTGGCGCAGGGCGCTCGCCGGCGAAAAGATGCCGATGCACGAGAGCGATCCCCAGTCGGGCTTCTATCGCAAGCGGATCGAGGCATCGAAGGGTGCGCGCGGCGAGAAGAAGTTTGCCGGCGCGTCACCCGTCGCGATCTGGTTTGAAGACGGCAAGCCGATCGCCACGGTCGGCACCAAGGTGGCTGATGCCAATGAGATCTGGACCTATGTCTGCCAGAACCCGGTGACAGAAGAGGCCTACCGCACCGTGATGGCTGGCGGCCTGTGGCCGGACGAAAGTGAGCCCGCCGCGCCCGCGCCCGAAGTCCCGGCTGCTGATGCCGTCGAGCCTGCGGCCGATGCGCCGGGAAATCCGCGCGCCGTTCCGGGCAACAATGAGCCGCCGACTGCCGAGTCGATGAAGGACCAGATCGACGCCGCCTACACCAAGGTCACCAAGTTCGCGGTGATCAAGGATGACGAGGAGCTGAAGGCTGCGCAGTCTGCGCGCGCGCGTCTCAACGAATTGTCGGGCGACGCCGATAAGACCCGCGAGGCCCTCGTGCGGCCGCATCTGGACGCGCAGAAAAAGGCCAACACGACGTGGATGCCGCTGGTCAAGAAGGCGGCGGATGGTGCCCTTGCCATCAAGAAGGCGATGGAGGCTTACGCCACCAAAAAGCACAACGAGCAGGTCGAGGCCGAGAGGAAGCGCCTTGCTGAAGTGGCGCGACTTGAAAAGATCGCCCGCGAAGAGGCGGAAAAGAATGCGCCAAAAGGTCAGCCGGCACCGACGCCACCGCCGCCAGAGCCTGCGCCGGCTCCTGTCATGGCTGCCGCGCCGCTGGCCATCAAGGGCGTCGCCGGTCGCGCCGCCACGCAGAAGCTCAAGAAGATCGCGGTGGTGAAGGATCAGGCGGCCGCATACGCCTACCTTGCAGCGCAGCCCGAGCTGATTGAGCTGATCCAGAAACTCGCCCAGAGGGCCGTCGACGGCGGCCAGACGGTGCCGGGCGTTGAAACCACCGAAGAGGTCAAAATCTCATAATGGCTACCACCGAAACAAAAGAAGCGCCCCAGATCATCGAAGGCGAAATCCTGTCCGAAGTACCGCCCACCGAGGGCAAGAAGATCGAGCTCTGGAAGAGCTTCGAGATGGGGCTGGAGGAGCGGGCGACAGACTTCGCCAACATTCTGCCGCGCCACATCTCCAAGGAAAAGTTCATCAGCACGACGGTCGCGGCCGTGAAGCAGAACCCGGATCTGCTGACCGCCGACGCCCGCACGCTGTTTGCCGCCGTCACCAAGGCCGCGCAGGACGGCCTGATGCCCGACGGCCGAGAGGGCGTCATCACCGTCTACAACACCAAGGTGAAGCGCAACGGCAAGGAAGAGTGGATCAAGGCCGCGCAGTGGAACCCCATGACATATGGCCTGCGCAAGCGGGCGAAAGAAACCGACGACATCATCATCGATGCGCAGGTCGTCCATGCCAATGACACCGAAGGTCAGGGCATCATCTGGGAGCAGGGCGACGAGCCGCACATCATCCACCGGCCGGCCAAGCTGGGCACGGCGCGCGGCGACATGATCGGCGCGTATGCAATTTTCAAAAAGGATGGCGTCATCCTGCACCGCGAGGTGATGGACAAGGACCAGATCGAGACGACGCGCAATCAGTCGAAGGCCAAGGACAGCCTGATGTGGACAACCTTCAAGAGCGAGGGGTACCGCAAGGCAGTCATCCGGCGCGGCATGAAGACCGTGCCTGTCAGCAGCGATCTGGAACGCATCATCACCCGCGATGACGAGAATTTCGAGTTCAACAACCGCGAGCCGGCACCTGTTGCACCGTCAGCGCCACCTGCACCGATCGTGCCGTCCGCACCGGCCCCGGCGATCACCTCGGACCCGCCGGCACCTTCAGCGCCAGCCCCGGCAGCACCCAGCGCTGCGGCACCTGCCGCGCCACAGGCTCCGGCGGCGGAAGCGCCCAAGCCCGAGGCACCGAAGACCGACGCCCCCAAGGAGCCCGCTGCCGATGCGCCCAAGGGCGGCAAAGGCGGCAAGGTCAAGGTCGACGAAACGACCGGCGAGATCTTGGAGGACAAGGAGCCGCACCTGATCCCGCTGCAGACCACGCGCGGCAGGGCCGTCTGGGTGCCGTGGGGCAAGATCCTGATCGATTACATTCTGGCCGCGCAGTCGGCCGCCGAGATCGATCAGTGGCGCAAGCTCAACGCCGAATATCTCGGCCGGTGCGAGAAGGAAGCGGAGAAGGCCTTCAAGAGCATCAACAAGGCGATCGCCCAGCGCGCCGGCGAGCTGGCGGTGGCCAAGCCCGTTGCCCCGGTCGAAACCGCGCCCAGCGCCACCGTGGCAGCTCTCGGCCCCAGCATTCCGCCGGCTGATGTTGAGGCCGAGGATCCGCATGGCGGTGACAGCGACGAGGAGTATCAGGACTTCTGCCGCGACGCCTTTGCCGAGCTCGACCAATGCACCAATGAGCTGGCGGTCGACGAGATCCGCGAGCGCCTGTTGCCGCAGATGCGCGACGAGGACAAGGGCAAGTGGAAGGAGAGCTGTGCAGATAAGTCGACGCAGCTTTTTAACAGGGGTCCGTGATGGCGCGCGTCGGGGCACCCAGAGAGTTTTTGCTGAACCTTCCGATGGCGGGCCGGGGCTGCTTGATTTGGCCATACGCCAGAAACAGCGCCGGCTATGCCAACATCAGAATCGGCGGAAAGAACTTTCTGGTGTCCCGGGTGGTCTGCAGAATCTCCCACGGGCCGCAGCAGAGCGTCGGAGACTATGCCGCGCATTCCTGCGGCCTCGGTCACACCGGGTGCATTGCGCCATGGCATGTGTCGTGGAAATCGCCAAAGCAGAACACGGCTGACATGCTGCATGTCCACCGCACCACATCCTGCGGATCTCGGCACCCCGGGGCGAAGCTGACCGAGTCTGATGTGCGAAAAATTCGGACGGTTGACAAAGATATACCGCAGCCAGAGCTGGCTGCGAAGTATGGAATCTGCCGCGCCAACATTGGTAAAATTCTGCAAGGAAAAATCTGGAGATTTGCGTGACAAAGCCGTCAGACGCCGACCTTGAAAAAATCCTCGCCGACACAGCGAGGGCTGACGGCTGGTCGGACAGCGCTGTCACCAAGCTGTTGGAGAGCGCAAGGGGAAGGCTGGCGATCAAGGCGATGCGTCGCCTGTTGGAAGGGACGCCAAATGTCTGATGCCGAGCGCATTCCACCAATTTTTATGCGCTGGGATGGCGAGGCAAAAGTCATGCGGCCGGCCGGGAAGCGCTGGCAGGAGCTGGCGACCAGCCATTTCGTCAACGATAACATCTATCCGCTGGTGCCCAATCAGGAGCGGTCGCGCAAGTCGCACAATTTCTTCTTCGCCTGCCTGCACGAGGCGTGGGCGAATTTGCCAGAGATCCTGCAAGAGCGCTTCCCAGACGAAGACTCCCTGCGGAAATACGCCCTGATCAAGACCGGGTTTTACGATGTGCAGACGCTGGTCCTGTCGTCGAAGGCCGAGGCGATGCGCGCCATGGAATTTATCAAGCCGATGGACAGGTTTTCCATCGTGCTGATCGAGGGCTCGACGGTGTTCCGCTACACCGCCCAGAGCCAGTCGCTGAAGGCCATGGGGCGCGAGCGCTTCATGGAGTCGAAAGACAAGGTGCTGGACTGGATCTCGGATCTGATCGGTGTGTCGCGCGGAGAGCTCGAAGCACGCGGCAAGGAAAAATCACGCCGAAAGAAAGCCGCATGACATGCCCAAGCGCCGCGCGCCGAGAAAATCGTCGAAGGACGCCGTCCGAAAGCGGCAGGGCAACCGCTGCGGCTGCAGGACCGGCGAATGCGGCCGCCCCGAGCTGCCGCCAGACGGAAAGGGCCTCGTGCAGTATCAGCACGAGCCGCCGCTGGCCAACCGCGAGATCGAGCCAGACGACAGCGACTGGATCCCGTCGCAGCACAGCCCATACCACCTCTACGCAGAGCTGACAGCATGCCATCATCGCGAGACGTATCATCCAAGGTCAAAGGCAACGTCGCTGGGCTCCGATCGGCACAACATCGATCAGGTGCGCCGGCTTCGCGGCGAGGTCAAAAAGAAGCGGTCGGCAAAGATCCCGGCGCGGCCGATGCAAGGCGGAAAAAGCCAGTGGCCGAAGGGGCAAAAAATCCCGCGCCGGCCTTTTCCCAAGCGCCGCTGACCGGGCCATTCTCGTGGACGACCGAGAAATTCGGGTACGCGCTGCGCGACGGCAAGGGTGGCCCCTATGCGCTGGTGACCAAGGCGACGGAGGGCGGCTATACCGCCAGCCTGCTGACGCCGGGCTTCCCCGGCAATGGCCCCTTCAAGCAGCAGCTAAAGGCCGGCGAGCACGCGGTGAAGATGATGCAGCGCGCAGGCCTTATGCCTGCCGGCGCGAAGGTCGGCGACATGCCGTACACCAGAGGTGTGAGGTAATGGCTTCAAAACTTGCCGCCCAGAAGAAGCGCACGACGGGCGGATTCCTTTGCCCGAAGTGTAAAACCAGTACCACCGCCTGCACGGACACCCGCGCCCGCAATGACGGAAAGGTCCGCCGCCGGCGCGAGTGCGTCACCTGTGGACACAGGTTCAGCACCATCGAGGTCGAGATCCCCGACGGTGTTCACAATCTTTCGCCATCTCTAACTTGGCGCGATGTTCCGGTGACCATGGAATTTCTGGCGCACCTGTTTGACGCCTTCAGTGGCGCTGACGGTCACAACCTCGTCGTCTCCATCGCCACTGGGGACATTGTCAAAAGCGTCGCCGCCGGCCGATTTCACGCCGCTACTGACACGGGTACAAAATGCGCTGGATGAAGAGGGTGTCGCCATATCGACGCAAGATGGCGCTGCGCCGGCGCGCACAGAGACTGACGTTTGGAGGCGGAGATAACATCGTGCTGCGCTGGCGTGGGGGCACTATTGCAGAGCTGGAAGCTGCGTGGCGCTATTCTGAGTGGATGCACATGCCATTTGTCGCCGGATTTTATACGGCCAAAAACCAGCGCATGCGCCTAATCCTTAATCGCTTTAAAGCTGCAGCAAGATAGGAGCCGCCGATGGAATTTGAAACCTGCACAATCCCTGATTGCCCGACGCGCGGGCGTCACGCTCATCCTGTCGGTGGGCCACCCGAAAGTTATTGGCTGCGGATTTTGCAGAAGCGCATCGAAGCCGCTGACTTCGCCCAAAAGCAAGTCACCCAAGCAATGCTGATGCTGGTCGCGTGTCGCGCGGCGAAGCAATAAGAACGGAGGGTCTAGATGAGCAAATTCTGTAAGTGCAATTTTGAGGCGGCTATGGGCCACCCGGACTTTGAACACACACGCGGGGAGCCGGGCTTCTTCTGCAAATATGACCCGACATCGCCGGAGTACACCGGCAGCGAGAAAATCAAGTTTGGTGAAATCCCGAAAGCCGCGCCCGGTTTCCCACAAGACGAATCCTAGAAAGCGAGGGTCTAGATCATGGCCGAGAGTTGCAGCAATCCGGGTTACGACAACAGGTTCACCTGTCCCGCCTGCTATCACGACTTCGAGGACGCCAAAGCGAAAGAGTGTCCATCTTGCAAGGTGGCGCTTCATTGCGCGGTTGAGCAGCAGCCGGTTTGCGTCTGCACCCTCGGTCACAGCGACGACGAAGATTGAAGGAGGCCATTGCATGACGACTTACACAGTCCATTACCGGCGCGCTGACGGCAAAGGCACTCAGACCTATTTGAGCGGCTTGAAGGGCGTCGAGGCGCAGCGGATCAAGCAACAGATTTTCGACCGCGACCCAACCAAGACGATGGTGTGGGTTCTGGACGGCGCAAACGTGATGTTGGGCGACGCGCTTATCCGTGAACCCGCCGAAGATGAAAGCACCCGCATTGCGCGGGCTACATAAAGCGAGGGTCTGGAATGACACAGCGCGACAGACAATTCGGACGGCGCGACGGCGCAGGCCCCGGCTATGACCACGCCGAAGAAATGTTGGCGCTGGATGAAGTAGAGCGGCCCACGGCAGCGCCCGCGATTTCAGAATATGCGTGGGCGGTCTTTATTGGTGCCGGGCTTTGGACTGTGGCGAACGGCATCTGGCCGTTGAACCACCCCATCGCTGTTGGGGTCGCGCTGATCTTTGCGGGTGTCGCAATCCGCATGATCCAACACTTTCGGAATTAGGAGGGGCAAATGCTTGAACCAATGGCTGAGATTTACGATGGGGCGAACCGCTTGGTTTCGTCGGTCCCGTACTCACAGGCCGGTAGAGAGTTTCTTCGCTGGGCTGCGTCGCCTGCACCAAGTGAAGTGCCGTCTGATGGCGATGAGGATTTCCGCCGCCGCTACGCAGCGATCTTGCTGCGCGAACTGTCCTAACCGGGGAGCCCAAAAGTCATGGAAGTCACAATTAGCGACAGCACCGAAAAACGCCTTCGCAACATGCTGGCGGACCTATGTGAAAAAAGTAGCGCGCACGGCATCGCCCGCGATCTGCGCGGCGATCAAATAATTGGCGGCTGGCCGCTGCTTGCACTCACCGCGATGCGCGAAGCCTACAAGGCTGGCGTGTCAGACGCCTATTAGATCGAAGGAGGCCATGATGCGAAAACTCTGGTGCTGGCTTGTCGGCCATAAGTGGAAAGAAAACCTTTTCACCGTTTCCTGCTTGCGATGCGGGAAGGCGGACATATCCGACGCCACCATGGCGCAGTTCGGAATAGGCCAACGCAAGGTCAAATTCATCCCCATGCCGACCGATCTGAATGGAGGCGATCGCCTGCCGCCCCATCAGCCCGGCGACTTTCTGTAATTGGAGCGCATTTCATGGAACAGCACATCGCCGTCCCCGCCAGCCGTCTAGCCCGCCTTGAAGGCGACCGGACCATGATGATCCGCAAGCTGGATGAAGTGACGCGCGACCGCGACGAGTGGCGCGAACAGCACGAAAATCTCTTGGCCATGTATCAGGCCGAAATAGCAAAGCGCCACCCGGCGTAAATGGAGGGCCTGATGTTGAAGAAACAACGGCTGGCCGCGATGGAGGGCAAGCACCATGACGCGAAGCCCCGCTACACGCGCAAGGGCCGCACTTCTGCCAAGGATAGCTACGACGCCGACGCATGGAAGGCGTGGGGCACACCAGACACCGATTACACGCCCGCGCTCGAAGCGCAGGCCAGATAGGGAGGGGTTATGCGCCTTTACGACTTTCCTTTTGGGGCCAGCCGCCCGGCGAGCAACGGCGCGTTCCTTGGTCTGGTGTGCGCGCTGCTGACAATCGTGGCGTTCGCCTTCCTGACTTACGTACTTTTAAAATAGCGAGCAGTTTCTATGACCACCACGCGCACCCACCAATGCAATTTCTGCCGGGAGACTATCAAGCCCGGTGACGGCATCGGTTTTGTCTGGATCGTGGGCGACACGCTTGAGCAACGCAACTTGATCGACGCTGAGAACCATCTCTGCCGCCGATGCTGCAAAGAGCTTGAGAGAATCCTGCACCGTCTTTTCAAACCCTCCACATAAAGCGAGCCCCATGCCCACCACCGTCAAATTCATTCTCTGCGCTGTGGTGATCGCAACGGCAATCGCCTGCGCCGATCTACATTTTCATCTGTTTTGAGGAGCCGTTACGATGAATCTAATTCTCGAAGCCGAAGGCGTGAAACGCGAGATTGTAGGACCGTTCAATGTCTGCGCCAGCAAGGCGGATTTGGAACGGCTGCAATCGCAGATCAGTGGCATCCTGCGAGACTGGGAAACTGGCGGCTGCTCTTACGGATGGGCCACTGTCTATCCGAAGCCCGAAGGCCCCGGCCCCAACAGCGTCCCGCGCAAGTGGACGGAATAGGGAGACCATTGTGCAGATCGAAGAAGGAAAGTTTTATGTCACGCGCGCGGGCAAAACTGTTGGTCCCGCGACGCGCCAGACGTCGGCCCAGTGGCCGTGGCACATCAGGGGCGCTGGATCCTATGGCGACAACGGCCGCTTCAATGGCGACTTCGATGACCCGATGGATCTTGTGTCGGAGAAATTCGTCACCCCGGGAGACTTGCCGGCACCCTTCGAGGCCGAAGCGCTGACCATCCTGATGGAAGAGGCCTTCGAGATCCTGCCGTTCCTCGGAACCCGCGCCAGCAAGTGCATCCGCTTCGGCCTCGGCGAGGTTCAGCCCGGCCAGACTGAGACCAACGCCCAGCGGCTGGCGGCAGAATGCGGCGACATCATTGCCGTGGTCGAGCTACTGATCGAGCGCGGCGCGATCGACGGCAATCTGGTGCAGGCCACCACCGAGGCGAAGCGCGCCAAGCTGCAGAAATTCATGCAGCAGGATCCGGGCTGATGCCTGAGCCCCTTTCACACGATGCTCTGGCCTCCAGCCTCGCCACCCATCTGCGCGCCGAGCGCGGCCCGCGCCGTCGCATGACGTGGGAAAACATGACGTTTAACTGCGGCGAAGAGATCTCCGACGCCTACAGCTGCCGCCCCGACGTCTTCTCGATCGTGCCGGCGCTGGATCCGGCGAAGACGCGGCCGTGGACCTGCGAGGTCAAGGTTTCTCGATCCGACTTTTTCAACGACGTCAGGGCCGGGAAGTGGCAGCGGTACCGCCGCTTCTCCGCCCGCATCTGGTTTGCAGCGCCGATCGGTATGATCAAGCCCGGAGAGCTGCCGCCCGGCACCGGGCTATGGGAGTACACCGGCCGCGACTGGGCGCAGACCGTGCAGCCAAAATTCAACAAAGGCTGGGAGCTGACAGGCCGCGACATGATGCGGCTTATCCTCGGGAAATGGGGCACCTTCGCTGACCAGCTCCTCGTGAGGGAGGGGCTGGCCCCGTAGATTCGTTTGCATATATCGGCTTATTCTGGACCGACATTTTAAATCGGGGGCGATTATGACGACTTGCCATCAGTGCCAGAGCTGCTGCGGCTGTATTAATTCTAGGGAATTGCAGACACCGGAGGCCCAACAGTTTCTAGCACGTGTCCCTTCTCTGGATGCGTATAAGGCGTTGTGTTGTGCCCGCGCTATTAACACGCTGGTCGAAACCGACGTGTGGTCTAAAACGGAGGTGTATCTATACGAGGGTGGTCCGCTGTCGATGCGGCTCACAAACATGCGCAAGGATTCGCGCAATGGAACGGTGGTAGGCTCCGTCGCCCACACCCCGAATATCGGATCGTCGACGAACGGCAGTCCGCTGAACCATATCGACATAGACTACAACCCGGCATCCGGCGGCCTTTTCACCGCGACGTCTGCCACGATGGGTGGGCGTCGGACTATTGCTGGCGGTGGCGACCCCGGCGCGTTCATCGGTACTGGCAACAAGACAAACCTCACCTTCGTTGGTCCCAACAGCACGCTCTACAGCACGATGAACAGCACGGCGTGGCACGGGTTCAACACCAGCACTGCCACCACTGGGCTTTTGCTGGTTTCCCGCAACGGAAACGAGACCTACGCCAGCCTCAATGGCGTGCCACTGGGCAAGGCGACAATCACCGCAGAGACGCCGACCCCGGGAAACTTCAAACTCTTTACGGACGCCATGACGAGCCCCAGCGGCACTACAAGCGCCTATGCGTCTGGCTTCGTCGGCGGGGACATCGGCCGTGCCGGTCATCGAAACGTCCACATCATGGAGGACAATCTCCGTCGCGATCTACTGGCCGAATCGCAACCTGTCCACATGATTGCGTCCTATGATCTTTTTAACAACGGATTGTGGAACGTCACTCCTGATGTGGCTCGCCTGAAGGACGGTCGCCTGTTGTATGTCTGGTCAATGCGATCGGTCTCTGCTGGCGGCATTCTCCACGGCGCGTTGTCGAACGACGGCAAGACCTTCTCCTCGACGTTCGTGATCCGCACGCCGGCTTCGCCTCACAACGACATCTCGGAATGCCGCGTAGTGGTGGACCCAGTGACGGGCGGCGTGCTGGTTCAGGTCTCTGAATATAAGGCAGGAACCGACGCAAAGAACAACTGCAAGATCCGGCTGTTCACTGCGCCCAATCCGATGGGCGGCCCGCTGGTCTTCACGATGTATACGATGCCGACCACACTCAACAGCGGCAACGCGCTGTCTTCCACGCGGCCCTGTTACCTGTCGCAGTCGGACAGGTGGGTGACGTCTTCCTACGACTGGGACACCACACCTTTGGCTGGCTCCAACCGCGTCAATCTTCACTACTTCACCCTGAGCGCCAGCATGGTGCCGACGTGGATCAGCGAAGAAGTGTTGATCAACGGCCCAGTCGTCAGCGGAGATCGTTACAACGAAATCAGCATTCACGAAGTCCCGAACAGCACGGAGATCATGATCTTCATGCGCAATGGAGACGAGCTGAACTGGGACACCGACCCCCATTGCGGGTACGACATCATGCGGGCGCAGGGAGATGGAGAGCCGTTTTCTGCGCCTGTACGGTTCTTTGACAGTCGCTTCCCGGGCCGCCCAGACGCGGCGATCGCCGATGACAGGACCGTCATCTTCATCGCGCGTGTGAAGTCGTTGAGCGGCCTGCTGAACAAAAGCACGGCGTGGCTGTATTCGGTCCCGCCGACACCTCTCGCGTCCCCCGGCCTGCCCGGCACATGGTCGGCGCAGCACGACTATTTCAACTTCGGCGACAAGTGGATTGGTGCTCACGCCTACAGCGGTGTTATTTGGGATGCAGCTCGGGGACGTTTCGTAGCAGTAATCGCACAGGGGCCCTTCGCGTACTCGACAGATGCGCCTCCATGCCAGCTGATCGGGCAAGAATGGAAGCTCGCAAGAACATAGAAAAAGACAGAGTGTCGCACTTTTAATCGCGCCATTGCTGCGTCGATTTTTAAAATCGCGCTGCAAAACCCTTATAAAAACGCCACCAAGCGATTTCTTTCGCCTGTAACCCATTGATGCGTCGTCAGCGAAATTCATTTGAGCCAATGAAATCGCGACTTCGGCACTGCACACCTCAAAATCTGAAAACCTCGTCTGGTAGACTTCTCATGTCGCGCGAGTGATGCGCGTCGCTGTTTGAAATCGTGAGGACCAACAATGACACACCAACAAGACGGTGCGGCTCCGGCTGCGCCGAAGAAGGACTACCTCGCCTACACCATAATCGGAATGGGCGGATCGTGGGCTCGGGGTTCAGATCCTGAAGACGTGGTCAGACGGTGCGCGAAGATCGCGGTCTGCGACTGGGGCCATCTCTACAAGCTGAAGGGAGAGACAATCCCGATCGGCCTGTACGATGTGACCGGCCACGACCGCCTCGCCATGGACTGCCGTGGCGTCTGGGCCGGCGACGTGAATATCCCGATGATGGAAAAGCGGGACGTCACGCTGCCCGGCAAGAGGTCGAAAGCCTGATGCGCCACATCAGCCTGTACCTCGACAAGCCGTGCGGATGGAGAAGCTATCTGGTGATCAAGGAGGGTCGAAAGCTGGCCCTCCTGATCAGCACCGAGAATGCGGACAGCTTCAAAGTCCCGATCGCGATCCTTTCAACTAGCCGACCACTGCCGTTTAAAAAGACGAGGGCAGCGCGGCACCTAAGAGCGCTGGCCCGCACCTATGGTGTCGACAGCGTGGCGCTGAAGGAGGCGCTGGCGCAGCTACGATAAAGTTACCCCGGCTGGGAAACTGGCCGGGGTTTTTCTATGGGGTGGCGGCGGTGGCGGGGCCGGCGGAGGCGTTCGACGCGCTGCGGACATTTACCAGCAGCTCCTCGCAGCTCTGCACCTGTGGCCAGCTTTTCATGATGGCGTAATACTGGCCGCGATAGGTCTGCAGCTGGCCAGACCATGAATCGAGAGCTGCGGTGTTGCCCTGCTGCTGGGCGCGGCAAACCTCGCGCTTGGCGTCGCGCAGATCCCGGTTCAGCGAGCTGATCTGGATCTGGGTCAGGATGCTTTGCTGGGTGACGACGTCGCTGGCCATGGCAAAGCCGCCGAGCCCCAACCATGTGAGGAACCCGCACGCCTGAGCAATGTGAAGACCGCTGACCAAGATCGTACCCGCGAGGCAGAGTGACACCGTTGTATCATAACGGGCTCGCGGGGTCTTTGGTCCCATGCCGGGCGGGATCAGGCCTTCGGCGGCCTCGCGGAGCAGTTGGTCAGTCATTTTCCAGCCCTAGAAACGCCCGACTCCCGAGCGCATTTGGGGTCAAATGCGCCGGCGCGGCAAGATGAAAATTTCCCAATTAGTTCCGCCCCTTCGGTGCCATTTCGCACCCCTGCATGGCACCCTCTACGACGGGGAGCCAGCCCATGTGGGCGAGCAGCTGGGACGTCATCAGCTGCGCCTTGGTGTCGACGTTGGGCGCGGCATCAAACCGCGCCTGAAATTCCTTCAGCGTCAGCAGCGCCGGGCGCTGGTTCTTGGTGTCGACAGTGCAGGGCACTGGCACCGCGATGTTGACGTCCTTGGTAACGATCACGGGCTCCGACTTATGGGTACAGGCCGTGACGAGAAAAACGGCGGCGAGCGCCGAGGCTGCGATGATCCTGCTCATTTTCCGAATCCTGCGTTGAAGATGGCGTCGACCGTTGGGCACTTCGCATCCGTGGCCTTGATCGCATTCACGCGCGAGATCCTGCTGGCGTATTCTTTCTGCAGGCGCAGGCGCTCGTCGACCAGCTTCTGGGCTTCGTCCTGAAACGCCTTTCTAGCATCCTCGAGCGCGGTGACGCCGAGGTTACATTTGTCGAGGCCGTTGGAGATCACCAGATTGTTGGCGATCAGCTTCACGTTCTCGTTTCCGAGGCGAATGGCCATCGGGCGAAAGCCTTCGGTGATCTCCCAGCCGAGCATGCCAAAACCGTTGAGGCGCACGCTCTGCACCACCACGGCAGGGATCAGGACGATGCTGAGACAGGCAACACAGAAGATGACGATGCCCCAGACTTTGCTGGCAAGCCACGATGCGATCATTTTGGTCCTCCGTCGACGGTGATGCTGGCGGGGCCAGCTTTAATTTCGATCTTGTTGGGGCGGCCGGGCATGATCGTCCAGAACACCAGACCCAGCAGGCCGGTCAGGATGATGCCCATGACGCCGACATACTGGGCGCGCATCGACTCGGTGAGCGTCGTCCAGATCCCGACCGTTGGGCCAAAAGCCAGCACCGCAATGCAGCCAGCAACCATGGCGCACAATGCGGGGCCCGAAAGTGCGCGGACCCATACGATCTTCCAATCGTCGGTCACGATCGCCTGCACCGCCTCCGGCGTACCCTTGCCGGTGATCGCCGCAGTCGCTGCCGCCATGGCGGGGCCGAGATCTGTCACGCTATGCCTCGTTGGTGGAAAGTGAGCCTGTAGCTGCCAGCTTCACGACGCGAACATTGGCCGGCTGGATCTTGTATTCCGGCCGGCGCGCCTTGAACAGGCGACCGCGATCAATCCGGGTCACGCAGACCTGATCGGACTGGTTTCCGCCCAGAATGTGGAAGGCCTTGTCGTCTTCGCCGACGTACAGTCCGACGTGGCCGCCGCCGTCACGCTTGAATGTCATGACGTCGCCCAGCATTGGCACCTTGGCCTCGGTGCCAAAATCCGCCCACGCCAGAGCGCGCAGCAGGATACCGGGCGGCTTCTTGTCGGCGCGCTTGGCGACGATGCCCATGAACAGGCCGCACCACGGCACCGCATCCTCGCGATATGAGCCGTCGACACCGAGCTCTTTCGCCCAGCCCATGATCGTCGGATTATTGACCGCGCCGGGTGCTTCGTGAAGGCCGTACAATTTTAGGGCCTCGACGAGCATCTTGGGGCCGGGCTCTTTTGCCAGCCACGAATAGCCGGGCGGAAGTGCGATTGTCATTGCGCTACCTGCTGATCATCTGATTGGCCGGGCTGGCTCCAAAATTCTTCGTCCCAGATCTCGCGCGCCCGGGGCTCTTTTTTGCCGCTGTAGGTGCTGGCACCGATGCCCATGGCGTCCAGAAGGTAGACGGCGAGCAGCGGCGCGGCGTTGGGATCCTTCATCGCGTCCTGCATGGTGCTGAAACCGATCGGGGTCACGAGGCTCAGGGCCTCGCCAGTCAGCGTCACGCGCTCGCCAGTGAAGTCTCGGCCGCCGCGCAGCACGGTCAGAACCTTGCCGGCGAAAGGCGACGCCTTCCCTTCGATGAAGTCCTCGAGCACGTCCAGAGGGTTCTTCGAGCCAAATTTTCCGGTGCCAAGCTGCGACCAGCGGCCGGACACGGCGCTCTTCGACCACCAGCCCCACCTGCCGTTGTGCATGGTCGGCATCAGGCGCGCCGCCAGCGTCACCATCGACGCCATGCCGCCGCTGATGTCGAAGCGGGTGTTGCCGATCTTGATCTTGCCGAAATTCGACGAGCGTGGATCCCATTCAACACTGTCGGGCCAGAGCATGCCGGCGATGGCGTAGATCAGCGCCATGGACGTGGCGATCTTGAGGAGATTGGTGGCCGCGCGCTTGCGCATGAAATCGCGCCCCGGGCCCGGCTCGATACCGGCACCGAAGGTGTGCATCGTCAGCGTGTCCCAATTCGCCTTCAGGAATCGGATCGAGAAGAAGGTGGCATTCACCCACTCGCCGGACATGCGGCCGATGTTGCCACGGCCCGTCATGGAATTGATCAGGTCGCCGATCGCCTCGGCCTGCGGGCCGGAGACCGACATATCGACGCCATAGGCCTCCGCGTCCCTGATCACCCGGTCGGCCAGATCCGCGCGCAGGCGCAGCGCGCCACCGACAAAGGCATTTTCCGACGCCTTGTAGAGGCGGCCGAAGCCGGGGATGCGCTCGGGGATCGACGTGGGGAAGGCCTCTTCGACGTCCTGACCGAGGGCGAATTTGCCATTGCGGTACTTGCCGTTCATGCTGTTTGGCCGGCTGTAGATCTCTGCCTTCAGCGGCAACATGGGATCGTGGCCGCCGATCGTCTTGCCGATGTCGACAAAAGACTTCGCGAATCCGGCGGCCCAGATGTCGGGATTGGTGAAGAGCACCTTGATGCCCTGACGGCCGAAAAAGCTGTTATCCAGCGACGCCACAATGCCCTTGGTGGAATTGGCGATGTCGAGCACAGCGCCAAGCTTCGGCTGGGTCAGCCACTCCTTGAAGTTTTTGGTATTGGCGTCACGTAGCAGCGCGCCGACGTATTCCTGATAGGTGACATAGGCGACGCCGTACTTCAGGCGATCGGCTTCGCTGGCCCACTGCTGGGTGGCCGGATCCCACGCCTTCTGAAGATCGGTAACCGTCTTGGCCCCCTCGGAGATCGCCTTCGCTTCATCGAGGGTGACGGTCGCGCCCAGCTTCTGCGCTGCCAGATCCGCAAGGAATGCGCGCTCCTCGGCCGGCTCCAGTACGCGCTCGAGTTTGTTGACCTTGGAGATGAAATCCAGCTTGACCTTATCCTTGAGTCCGGCCATCGATCGCGCCCACGTCACCATGCCGCGCCGCTGGTCCTTCAGAAGCATCTTAGCCTCGAAGGCGGCGTTCATGCCCTCGGCGACATTCTCGCCGACGACCTTGGCAAAATGCGCTCGGCGCTCGGCCGACGTCATGTCCATCAGCTGGGCGACATTGATGTCGCCAGAACCGAGGGCGGCGAGGAACTTGGCCGCGTCCTTTTTCGGAATGCAAAATGCCACAGCAGCCCCTTACGTCGGACAGATCATGGAAAGTACAAATTCATTGATCGACACCTTCTTGGTCGACTTCGCCTCGGCCCGAGATGCGGCCAGCCCAGCGTCGACCACCTTGTCGACTTCCTTCTTGACGTCAACCTTTTTGGCTTTCGCGCGCGCTTCCCGGGCCTCGCGGATCCGCCGCATGTCCTCCACCGGGGCGATTTCGCCGCGATTGCGCCACGCCGCGATGCGCCGGCCCATGTCGGTCGCCTCCTCGGCGATGCGCGAATTGCTCAAACGGCGCTGCAGGTCGACGTTGTTGGTGTCCTTGGCATGCTGCTCGACCGCCATGAAGACGAACTCCGGCAGCACGCCCGGGATCGACTGGCGCTCGCGCATGGCGATCGCGATCGCCTTGTCCAGATCCTTGGCCACCAGCGCGTCGGCCGCCTCCATCTGGGGCAGCTCCTCCGCCACGTTGTAGAGCTCGCCGTTGATGGCGCGCCGGCGCAGCTCGCCCTCGCCCTTAATGGACTGCAAGGACAGGGCGCGCGGGCGCTTCTCAGGGGCGACCAGCGGGCTGTTGGTCTCGGCAGGCTCCTCGGCCGGGTCGATGACCGGCGGCGGCGCAGGTGGCGCTACAGGAGCTGCAGGCGCTGTCCTGCGCGCCGGGGCAGGCTGGACATCAGGCTCGGCCGCCGGCGGCATCTGGCGCGGCTCCGGGGCCCCACGGGGCGACCTGAACATATCGCGATAGGCCGGGTTCGCCCGCTCCAGCTCCTCGCGGACTTCGGGGCGCACCTTGGGGCTGAACATCGGCTGGCCCTGCATGACGCTTTCGCGCATGGCAGGCGTGATGGCCACAGAATGGACCGCCGTGTCGCGGTGGCGCTTGCGATAGTCGTCGAGAAGGCGGTCACGCTCGCTCTGGTCGAGGCCCGCCCAATAGGCTTTCTGCTTGCTCACAGGCATGCCCATTTCAGCCATGACCGCCGCGCCAGACGCCGCGAAATACGGATCGGTTACCGTCCCGCGCTCGAGCTTCGCGCCCCACTTTTTCACATACTTGCTGACGAATGCCGGCAGGATCTTGTCATAGAACCCGACCATACCCTCGCCGCCAATTCTCAGGTCGACGCCTTTCAGGAAGCTCCAGCCTTCGTCGTGATATTTTGACGGCTTCCCTTCATTTTCGATGATTTTTCGAGCAACGTCTTTTCCGAGCGTGTCTTCAAGATCTTTGGCTGTCAGACCGTTTTTCTTGATGTCTTCGCCGCCAGACTTCGGCTCGGCGATGATGTCGAAGGTGTCATTGCCGTTATCGTAATAATAAACCATCTCGATCTGCTTGCTGAGATCGTAGCGATCGGCATTGGTCGCACCAGTGTCCCACGTCACGCGGTCATAGCCGTTTTCAGCGGCATAGCGCAGCACGCGCTTCATCGCCATTTCCTGCCACGTCGTCTTGAAGGGGGCGTCAGGGACGACGTCGTTGTTCTTCTTGATGAACGCCAGCATTTCGGCCCACGCCCCCTCCTCGGTGTCGTGGCCTTGGTTCGGGATGTTGCGAATGTTATCAGGGCCGTCCAAGAAATAGGATTCCGTGCCCAGATTGCTTTTTGCGCGGTACACTGAATAACCTTGGCTTTCAGCGTACTCCTTCGTGACCTCCTGCTTATAGCCGCGCTTACGCCCCGCCTGATGCCAGTCGCTCTGGATCTCGGCGACGTGCAGCACCTTTTCGACAGCGCCAGCTGTGTCGACACCCCTGAAACCGGCGGCATGGGAAAATTGGGCGGCCTCCAGCCGGGTGATGGCACCCTTCTTGACGGCCGCAGCCGGCGCGCCGCTGGCAATACTGCTCGGCTTCACGCCAAGCGCGGCAGCGATTTTCTCGCCAATGCGCTGGACGTCATCAGGCGTGTAAGTCTGCACCATGCGGTCATCGAAGCGGATGTGGGCCAGAATGTTGGGCTCGGCCCAGTGCGAAGATTTGAAGCCGCCGGCGACAGTGGTGGCACGTCCCGGCTCGACCCTGCCGCCATCGATCAGCTTTACCGCGCGATCGGCGGCCTCTTTGCCATCATAGGTGCCATAGGTCGTGCCATCGGCGCGGATGACCTTGTATTCGTCGATCGTCCGCATCGTCGGCGGCAGCGTCAAAAGCAGCTCGCGATAGTTCCGACCGCCGGGCAACGTGTAATCGTCGTACTTGGTGACGCCGCCATCCTCCGGCCCGTCGGCTGCCAGTGACCGATCAGCAATGTGAGCCTGCAGCCACGAAATCTCTTCATCGATCTCCGGGCCGACACGCTTTTCCCCATCCCTCGCCTCGATAAGCTGAAACGCCAAATCGTCCGGGTCGATGCGCGGCAAGTGCCGGTGGTCATCGAGCCAGATGTCGTATGCGCGAGTGAGGTATCCAGAGTCGGACGCATCTTGGTGATCCATCAGCCAGACCATCAGGCGCTCTTCGGACGGCGTCAGATCGTCTTCGTCCTTGTTTTGCAGCTCGGACAGTCTTTCGGAAGCAAGCTGCCCCTGCATGATGTCGCGATCGTACTCCCCCTCGGCGCGCTTCATTACCTCGCGCACCTCGACCTCGTTTTCGCGTAGGTGGTCGAGCAGGTCAGCCTTGGTGACGGTCTTAGCGTGCTTATTCAGGAACTGATCGACGCCAGACCATTCAATTTCTTCGGCCTTCACGCCGGGCGTGTTCTTGATGGTGCCCATCCACTGCCCCGGCGTCGCCTTCTCGGTCTTCGCACCTTCGACGGCGCGCGTCAGGGCGGAATAGAACGGGCCATTGGAGATCTTGGGCGAAAACTGGATGCGCGAATCCTCCTTGGAGAATGCGCCGCTATTTCCAATGGCCGATTTCACCTGCTCCGGGGCAAAGGCGATGTAGTGGACAGTACCCGGCTTCATGCCGGCCATCTTCTGTCCGGTCTTGGGATCCTTCTCGCTGCCGAATTTCTGGTTGGCGCGGCGATCGATGATGCCGTCGAAGCCCATAGCCTCGAAGGCCTGACGCACCAGCTCGTGGCCAGACAGGTCACCGCGCTCGAGATCCGTGGCGTAAATCAGCCCATCATTCTTGCGCATGATGTCCTCGGCCTGAGATGCCGAAAGGCCGCCATCCATACCGGCCTCGAAGAGCTGGCCGACAACGTCCTCGATGTCGACGTCGCCATGGCTTTCCGACGCGGCACGCAGGGCCGTTACCAGATCGACCAGCGACCCGGTCGGCTCTCCAAATTCGTCCAGCTCTTCATTGTAATTCTCTTCGTAGTCGAAATAGGTCTCGCCCTTGCCACCGACGATGACGGGGTTCTGGATGCTGAGATAGGCGGGGATGGTCGCGCCTTCGTGGACGGCATACTTGGCGCGCGCCTCGGCGACGACTTCTGGGTCATTGTATTCCCGGTCGGTCTCGCTGGCGATGCGCTCCGCCTCGCGCTGGACCTTGTTCGTCAGATCCGGGCCCATGCCGGCATAATTCTCCGACACATCGTCGCGCTCGTTGGTGAAATAGAAGCCCGCGCCCCAGTCGCTCTCGATGTTGCCGCGCTCACGATTGAAGGCGTCGAAGTCGGCGGTGGTGCCGTGATAGACGATCAGCGGATTTTCCTTGCTGTCGACAACCTTGCTGTCCGCAAACCACTCCTTGAAAGCCTTGGTTTTCGTCTGCTTCGGGCTGAAGAGGATGCGGTCGTCCTCGCGGGAAAACCCTCCCGTGTTGCTGATCGCGGACTTCAGCTGGTTGGCAAAGAGAGCAACGACCTCCTCCTCGCGCTTCGGCTGCTCGCCAACACCGACATCGCCATACTCCTTGGCGGAATTATTATAGACCTGCGGGCCAGCATACACGATGCCGTCGTAACCCTCGGCGATCAGCGCGTCGCGCGTCTTGGCATCAAACGCCAGCGGGAACTGGCTGCTGCCGCCTGCGAACGTCTCGCGCGACCAGTCCAACATCTGGCGATTGTCGATGAAGAGTGGGTTCTTGATCGCGGCGTACACCGGGATGACGTTGGTGCCGTCCTTGAACTGGCCCTGATAGCCGCCGGTATTGTGCGCAGCCGGCTGGCTGTCACGATACGGACTGAGCCAGATGGCAGGGCCGCTCCACTCAGGATCCTTGCCGCCGGGCTTGAAGGCGTCGAAATCTTCAGGCGTCGCGTGATACAGGATGACAGGATTGCCATCTCTGTCGGTGATCTTGCTGCCGGAGAACCAGCGGCGAAATTCATCCGTCTCGCGCTGCTTCGGTGAAAATTGGATGCGCTTGTCCTTGGGGTCGAACGCACCGCTGTTGCCGATCGCGGACTTCACCTGCTCCGACTTGAAGACGACAAAATGGTCAGACGGCTCCGTATCCTGATTGGTGCGGGAATTTCTCAGGATTACGCCGTCGTTGCCGGCGGCGAGAGCGCGACGAATGTGGCCCTGACCGAAGCCGGGTCGACCCTTCATGTCGACAATGAGCGGATTTTCCGCCTTCAGAAAAACTGGCGTGACGTTGGCACCGCTGTTTGCGCCAGTGCCACCATCAGGATCCCGCACATAGGTAGCTTCCGTCGCCATTGAAAACGGCGACATCTTATATTTGTAACCACCGCCCCAATCCACGATGTCAGCAGGGCGGTTCTTTGCCGCCTCCAGCTCTTGGGCGAAAAGCTCTTTATTCTCACCCCAAGTTGCGTACCAGTTGGCGTCGTCCTTGTTCGCGGTGAAGTAGATTGCAGGCCTCACCTTGCCGCCGCGACCGCGACCAGAATCGCGGCGCTGCGGATCGAAGGTGTCGATGTCAAAGACGGTGCCGTGGTAGACCACCAGCGGCTTGCCGGCGACATCCACCACCTTGCTGTTGCCAAACCAATCCTTGAAGGCCTTGGTCTTGGTCTGCGGTTTGGCCTTGGGGCTGAAGCGGATGTCGGGATTTTGAGCATCAAAAGTTCCAACGTTGCCGGTGGAGGATTTAATCTGCTCTGGCTCAAAGGCGATATATTCGTTTCGGCCTTCCGCAGACAGGACAACGATGCCGTCATGGCCCATACGCTCCAGCGCTGGGCGGATTAGATCCTCCCCCGTCTCAAAAGAGCGATTGATTTTCGCATCTGAAAATCCCAACTCGTGCATCAGCTGGACGTTCGATGCCGTGTCATTCAGCCTTTCGCGGAAAATATATGGGCGCTGCAAGCTGAGGAATGCGGGGACTGTCCGCGCACCAGTTTCGCCATCTTCGGCATTCTCGGTCGCGAACTCCCCGGCATACTCCGCATTGTCGGTGAAATAGATGCCGCGACCATACCAGCCGTCTCCCGGTTCAAATTCCGTGAAGTCGTCTGGGGTGCCGTGATAAACCACCATCGGTTTTTTATTGCCATCGACGACTACGCTGTCGCGAAACCACTTTTTGAAGGCTGGGGTGTCAGTCTGGTCAGCCTTCTGGGGGTTGGCGGCGACCTTCGCCTCACGCACCAGCGCAGCGCGAGTGCCAAAATCACGCGCGCGGCCGCGATTGGGCGTGAAGCCGAGAGACTTGTAGAATTTCTCCAGTGCGGACTTTGGCGCGCCACCTTGGCCCATGGGCTCGGCCGTCAGGAAGGTCTTCAGGCCGGCAGCGTCGGTCTGGGCGAGGAATTTATCCATCGCCTTGCGGGCGCGGCCCTTGCGGCGCTGGCGGGGCTCGACGCTGACGGCGTTGACCTCGACGAACATGCCGTCCTGCGACGGGTGCATGGAATAGCTGATCGTCGCGCCGTCGATCTCGACTTCGCGGGCCCGGCGCGTATTGCCGTTCGGCTCGGTGGGATCTGACAGATCCGCAACCTTGGGCGAGAATTTCGGGTTACCGCCAGTGTCCTGCGCCACCTGATTGGCGACGAAGCGATCGGCGTCGGTCGGCTCGCCGGTCTCCTTCGATGCCGGCTTCGGCGCTTCGGCCTTAACCGGCTCGACGGCGGGCGCGGCCTCGGCCTTCGGAGTGGGGGCGGGGCGCGCGGCCCGGGGCATCGCGGCCGCCTCTTTCGTCACCGCCGTCGCTTCGGCCATCCGCGCATGCTCGCGCACCATCGCCTCGCGCACGCGCGCCATGTCGGGGCTGTCGCCCTTGGGGTTCAGGCGGTCCTCGATCTCGGCGCGCACGGCCGCGAGGCGTTCCGCGCCCACCTTGGTCATTTTGCTTTCGACGCCGCCGACCTTCTTCAGCATGGTGGCCTCCTGCTGGCGCAGGATCTTCACCGGCTCGCTGGCGGCGGCATCGGTGCGGCGCTTGACGTCCAGCTCGCCGAGCCAGCGGCGCAGCGTCTGGGCCTTGGTGCGGGCTTCCTTGTACCCAGCGGCCGGCGCGGGCTTGCCCGCGATCGGCGCGGCCGAAGCCTCGGCGACCACGGCCTCGCCGGCGGCGAGACGATCGCGCGCGGCCGTGTCCTTCATCTTCGACAGCTTGGCCTGCTCGCGCTGGACCGCGCTGCCGTACCGGACGGCATTCATCTGGGCCAGCGTGTCGTGGATCTCGTCGAGGTTCGACACCCAATTCTGGGACAGGGTGTTGGAGCGCTCGCCGCCGGAGAAGAAGGTCTGCATCCTGACCATGGCCTCCCGCAGGCCATTCAGGAATTTATTCATCACCTCGGTGACGACGCCGCGACCATACCGAGTCTCAATCGCCTCCATCACGCGCGGGATCCACGTCTGGAATTTCGGGGCCTCGCCGCCGATGTCCGCGCCCAGCTCCTTGATCAGGTGATCGCGCACCGCGTCGGCGTGCGCCGCCTGCCCCTCGGGAGTGGCGGGGAACTGGCTGCGATCGGGGGCCTCGTCGCCGAAGATCTTGAAGGCGTGGGCCACGCCCTCGTTGGTGATGCCGGTGGTGATCTGCTCCGACAGCAGGTCGCCGAGGCTCCGGCCGTCCGGCGTTTTCACGTCATCGAGCAGGTGGGTGATCTCGTGCTGGCCGACCTGCAGCACGTTGCGGCTTGGGTTGTTGGACAGGAAAATGACGTTCGGCTGCGCCGGGTCGGCCGCGCCGTCCGGCAGATTGGGGTCATCCTGAAAATAAACGACGTCGAAACCGGCCTTGCCATAGACGTCACGCTGGGCGGCCACGACCTCGGGCGAGATGGTCGGCAGCGTGCCGCCGGCCGGGCCCTCGGCCGCGTCGGCCGGATCCCAGAGCTTTAGGGTGCCGGTGACGGGCTCGCCGCCGGCGACGGGCCGGGTAAAGGTGAAGGTATTGGGGTCACCTTCCGTCGGCTCCAGCTGGCCAAGGCGTGACCCAAATTCCACCAGCGCCGCCTGCTGCTCCTCGACCGTGGCCCGCTCCTGCGCGCCGATCGTCTCGTCGACAATGGCATCGATGTCGACCGCAGGGCCGCTGACAGCCGCCATGGCGGCCTCGATCGCCGCGTCGGCCGTCGGTGCCTCCAAGATGGCCGGGATGGCAGCCGTGGCCGCTGGGGATGACGCAGGGGCCGGGATTTCGCCCATCTGGCCGCTGGTCTCGTTGGCGCGGTGCTCGATGTAATCGTCGACGCGCCGGCGTTCGTCCATATTCGGGGTTACATCGTTGATCAGGCCGTTCTGGCCACTGGCCAGACCGATCGCGCCGCCGGTGAGGCCGCCGACCGCCGCGCCCTGCGCCGCCGCCTCGGCCACGCCCTCGCCCAGCTCCTGCGACGGGTCGGCGCGCTGCAGGGCCAGATTGCCGCCCGCCTGTTCGCCGCCGCTCTGGACGGCTTCCTGCGCCGCCTCGGTGCCGCCGGCGCGGGCGGTGCGGGAGATCATGCCGCCGCCTTCGCCGATGATCTTGCCCAGAATGGGCCCGGAGGCGAGGTTGGTGCCGGCGTCGACGATCGCGGCGGTGAAGCCGGCCAGATTACCGGCGCGCATGGCGAGCAGCTCCCGGGCCTTTTCCGGGGTGTAGCCGTCTTCGATCAGGCCCTGATATTCGGCCGACTTTTCGATCTTGTCCTGCGGCAGATCCAGCACCTGACGGCGGGTCTGGTCGTACTGCATCTCGTAACCCAAAGCGCCTTCACCCGCCGCGCCGGCCCGGGTCATGACCTTGGTCGCGGCCGCCACCGCCGCCTTGTTGGCCACCGCTTCCGTCGCGCCGGCGGCCAGCGCCTCGGTGCGCGCCGTGGTCGCGGCGGTGCCGCCGAAGCGGGCGGTGATGGCCAGCAGGGCAGTGGACGGCAGGCTGCCAAGCACGTCACCGATCAGGCGCGTGGGCGACAGCAGCGCCGACTTCTCGGGGTCGAGCGTCAGGTATTCCTTGTCGGCATATTTCCGCGCGCCGACCGACAGATTTTTCATCGCGTCGTCGCCAGCCGCGAACTGGTCCTTCGACCCCTTTTCCAGATAGCTGCCGGGGTTGATGCCCTTGAAGCGCTTGACATCCTCGGCCGACAGCGAGCCGTCGCCCTTGGGGCCACTGAGAATCGCCAGATCCTCGTCAGACGTGCCACCGAAGATGCCGTTATATATCGCGGCCGCGATGCCGAGACCGGCACCCAGAGCGCTGCGCACGCCAAGCTCGGCCGACTTCCCGATGTATTCATTAACGGGCGCGGCGCTGGTCTCCTCCAGCATGTTCGCATCGTTCTGACGCATCATGGAATTGATCAGGCCGGGACGGCTCGGATCCGCCACCACCTCAAAAGGTTTCGACACGTCAAAGGCCGGCGCGGTGTCGCGCGACGACATCTCGACGACCTCGAAGGGCTTCGACGGATCGAAAGACGGAGTGGCCATTTATGGTCCGATTTACGGAGTGGTGAGGGGGACGAAATTGCCCTTGTTGTACTTGTACTGCACGCCACCTTGGCTGACGATCTGGCCTTCTGTGAATTTCGGCGGGTCGACATTTGGTTTCACGGTCTTGTTCACCAGCTTTTTCGGGTCCAGCGGATTCGCCAGATCCGGGTGTCCAGTGTCGCGCAAGATGCCCGCCGCCTTCTTGGGGTTGAAGGTCTTCACCATCTTCACGGTTTCGACGCCGTCCACCAGAACCTTGCGTTCCTCGGTCGTGGTCGAGGCATCGATCGCGCTTTCCAGAATGCGCTTTTTCTCGGCGGTGTCTGCAATCTTGCGCGCAGCATCTGCCGAGGCCTTCAGCTGCTTGTCCAGACGGCTATCGGCCGCCGCTTCGCTGGAGCTGTGGCGCGCATTGGCACCACGCTCATTGATGCGCGCGCGCTCGGTATCGCCAGCCTCGCTGGTGGCGAGGCGTCGATCGGCACCCCCCTCGCGGATCATCAACTCTTCCCGGCTGCGCTTCCCGGCCTCTTCAGCCGCTGCCGCGTTAATCAGACCCTGCTGTTCGCGCCCACGGGTTTCGCGACCTTCGGCCAGCATGCTCGCCAGCTCATTTTTCTGCATATCCAGCTCGGACCTCTGCATCTCGAGCGCGGCCGCGCCGGCGGTCTTCTCGATCGCGCCGCCCATGGCCGACAGGCCATTGCCGATATTAAACTGCATCGACAGGATCCTCCTCGACGACTTCGGTTGGCTTGCTGGCGCGCGGATCGGCCACGACGCCGGCCTTGCGGCGCACGGCCTCGGCCGACGCCGGATCCTTCATGATGTCATGCACCTTGCCGGCCGCGTGGTGCAGCATGGACGGCGAGATCTTCATCGTCTGGAACAGGTAATTGGTGAAAATTCGCGTCGCCTTGATCAGCGCTTCGCGGTCGATCACCGTGATCTTCGCCTTCTCGGCGAAATCCAGCCCGTGCAGCATCAGCGTCATCGCCGCCGGCGGGATCGCCCGCTCAGGCATGGTCCCGCGCGACTCCTTGTAGAGGAGGGCCACGAGATTTACCGCGCCGCGCGCGCAGTCCGCGATCGGATCCTTGCTGCCATTCATCTGGGCCAGAAGCCCGTTTTCACCCTTGTCGAGCAGGGCGCGCAGACCGCTGACGACGATCTTGAGATAATCCTCGCGCGCGCCCGGGGTGAGCGAGGACTGGATTTTCTGTTCGGCCGATGCCAGCAGCGTGTTGCTGGAAATCAGCGGCTTTTTCGGCCGGTTCTTCTTGCTCATGGCATCGCTCCAACGGGCGCAGGTCGATTGATCAGGCCGCCGCCCAGAACAGGCTGCGGTTGCCCAGTGACCAGCGGACGGGGGCCGCGCGTCGCCACCGGGATCGCACCGCCCATGTTTTCGTTCTTGCGATTGGCCAGATTGGCCGCCGCCTGATTGGCCGCTGCCTGCGCCTCATACGCGGCGACCTGCGCTGGCTTCAGCGTGTCGGTCGCACCCTGCAGGAACGCGCCGCCGGCCTGCATCGCGCCCATGGCGACCATGCCGCCACCTTCGCTGGACAGGAAGTCCATGAAGCCGCCGGTCTTTTCCGCCACCCAGCCGCCACGGCCATTGGAAACATATTTCACACCATCTTTGCCGGTGAATACGTTGCCCGGGATCGATGCGTCGGGCCTTCCATCAGCCGCAAAACTGGTTGCTCCCTTGGCGAGATCCGCGATGTCGGGAGCCTTCGGAGCGCCAGTGACCGGCGCAGCAAGGGCGTCGCTGGATGGCGCGGCCGTCATCGGGCCTTCCATATCGAGCCCGGTTGCCACCTTGCCGTTGATCAGGCCCGTCTTGGCCGTGGCCGACACACCCTTGACGGGCTCGCTCGCCGCCTCGATGACAGCCTCGGGCTTGATCGCGTCCTTGACCTGACCGAAGCCCTCCACGGCTTTGCCGGTGAAGGAGTCGATGATGTCGGCCTCGACGATGCCGCCTTCCATGCCGGTAGCGCTGGCGCTGTCGACAAACTGACCGCCCATCTCGGCATTATTGATCATGCCAGAGCCGGCGTCGGGCAGCTGGCCGAGCTTTGAGAGGTCGCCGCCGGTTGCCGAGCTCGCAATATCGGCCGCTTGGACGCCTTCAGCAGCGTCGACGCCAAAGAGCTGGGCGGAGCCAGCATCGGCACCAAAGAGCCCCGCACTGGTCGCAAGGCTGCCGATGCCGCCGACCGCGCCCAAGACCGTGCCCACCATGGACAGATCCTCGTCGCCGGTGATCGATCCGATCGCGCTCAGGGTGGCACCAACGGCGGCCGTGATCGCGAACGCGCCGGCGAGCGTCAGGCCAGCGCCGGCGATAAGGCCGCCAACGGCACCAGCCGCGCCAGCCCATGCGATGCCAGCGATGCCGATTGCTACGATTGGCATTTCCTGCCCCCTTTCCCCGCCAGAAGTGTACTGGCATCGACCCTATAATGAATATCGTATTCGTCTTCTCCCGCCACCTGAAATCCCACCAGCTTGTTGAAACGATGCTGGCGGGCGTCGCTCTTTGGCGTCTTGGTCAGCGCAAAGCCGTGCTGCTCGATGATCGGCTCCACCACGGCGCGCACCGTTGCCCGGGTGATCGGGATGTCGGCCAGAACCTGAAAGTGAAACTCCGGGCCCCTCGACAGCACCGCGATGTGCAGCTGGTCGCGCACCATGATCTGGCGCAGATCCCAGTCGGCAAGCCCGCGCAGGAACGCGGACTTCGGGATGAAGACCCGCGACGAAGCCCCTTCCCAGATCCTGTCCATGACCTCTCCTCGATCGAGCATCACCGCGTCCCGAGATAGACGTTGTTGCTGTCATACATATTGCCGCCGGCGTCCGTGTAAGCGACGCCATTGTCGTTCTGCGGGAACATGGTGTTGATGCCGAATTGCGGTGCCTGCTGCCCAGTGGCAGCGCCGGCCGGGGCGACGCCCGGATCGTTGGCCGCCGGCGGCGGCGCTCCGAATGTCAGCGTGCTGCCGATCTCGGGGATGCCGGCGATCGTGGTCAGCACCGACAGGGCGTCATTGAGCTGCTGCACACCATTGTTGAGCGCGGTCTGCTTCTGCTCCGGCGACAGATCCGGGCTGACCATGATGTTCGACAGATTGGTCAGCGCCTGCGAGTAGATCGACGCCGCGCCGCTGCTGGTCTGCAGCAGAGTCTTGTTGTCGTTCTGGAGCTGCGTGATGCGCGTATTGATCTCGCCGTTGGCCTTGATGTTTTCGAGGCTTCCACGGTTCGTGATCTCCTGCACGATGCGCGCGTTCTCGTTGTTCATCTGCGCAAGAACCTTCTGGGTCTCCTGCTGCTGCTGCTGGATCGAGAGGCTGGTATCCGATTGGATACGCGCGATCAGCTGCTGAGATACGTTGTTGGCCGCCGCGACCGCCTTCTGCGCCTCGGACGCCATCTGCTGCGTCGTCAGCGAGGTGTTGGCCTGCAGGTCGCCCAAGTAACGCTGGAGCGAGCTCTGGCTGGCCTGCACGGCGAGCGTTGTGGCGTCCTGCTTGTCCTGATTGGTCATGGCCGTATTGGCCTGAATGTTTGCAATCAGAGTCGAGATCGCGCCCTGCTTGTCCTGAATGGACAGGTTGGTGTCGGCCTGCAGCTGGGCGATCTGCTTCGACGTCGCCGCCTGCAGCTCCGCCTGATCCTTCGCGCCCGCGATCTGCTGCGCGGCCAGCGCCACCGCATTCGACGCCTGCGCCGATTGCGCGAGCGAGGCGTTTTCCTGCCCGGCGTTGAACTTGCTGGTGTCGGTGGACAGCGCGGCATCCTGCAGCCCTGCGGTATTCTTCGCTGCCGCCTCCTGTTGCAGCGCCAGATTTTCCGCCGTGGTGGTGTTGGTCGCCGCCTTGTCGAAGGTGGCGGCGTCGGCCGTCGCGATCGGCAGCGCATTCTTGTAGACCGCATCCTGACCAGCCGTGACCGCCATCGAGCTGTTGATCAGCCCGCGCGAGTTCATCTGCGCCTTGGCCGCAGCCTCCGCCTGCTGGAGCAGCGGAGATCCCTTGGCGATGATGTTTTCGATCTGACCCTGAACCGTCTGGTTCTGGCCCACATTGAAAGCCTTGGGATCATAGCCCGACGTCTTCGCCGCCTCGGCCGTCGCCTTCGCCGGATCGTAGCCCGTCACCGGCGCGCCAGATCCATTGGGCGCTGTTCCGGGCACGGTGTTCGTCATGCCCGGCGCAGTATTGATCAGGCCGGGCGGCGGTGCCGGCGGCGTTGTGGGCAGGGGCTGGGGGTTACCGGGGCTGCTCATTGGTGCCTACCTCCTGCGCTCTGGCGTGCGGCATGCGCCTGCACTACTTCGCTCGTATGTTCAGCGCTGATTACGGCGCGCACCTTTGCCCACTCCGTCTGCGAAACTGCACCATACCCCATCTCAGAAAGATGGGCGTCGACAGATCGCATCGTCCCCTCAACATCACAGCCCGGCGTAAACGCCGTGCGATGCCACGACTGGGACGTGACGAAGCCACCCGCCACAACCTGCTTCGAGATCCTGACCTGCACGGTGGCGTCGGGAGCGATCTCGATCCGGTCTACGATTGCCCTGTTCATTTCCATTTCCCTTACGTGGCGGTCGGATATGTGATGCTGGTGCTCCAGAAGCTGGTGTCCGTGAAAGAAGACTGCGATGCCGGAGCGATGGCACCCGTGGCTTGGTTCATATTGTAAAACGATGCAGAGGTACCAGAATCAATGGCCTCCAGATACGTGTTGAACCCACCCACACCGGGAGCGAGGATGACACCAAAGGAGATGAAGCTGGAAGGGGCGTACACAGCAAACGGAAACCCACCTGTTACCGCGTTGCCCGCCGAGCTCCCCTTGGCGGAGAGGACGGCGGACAGCGTCAGTGTGACGTTCCTGCCGATCTTGGTGTAGAAGCCGGCCCGGCTGGTGAATGTCATTCCGACAGCCGCGCCACCGAAAGTCAGCGTCGGCGTGAAGGTACCCTCTTCGTAATCGTCGAGCGTGTTGGCGTCGGCCGAGGCGTTCTGCGTGGCCGGGAATTTGATCTGGCCAGCGCCAGCACCAGAGATGTCGACCAAGCCCGTCATAGTCGTGGTGCCGGTCAGCGTCAGGTTTGCCAAGCTGATGGTCGGCGTGGCCCACGTCCCATCACCGCGCCAGAAGGTCGATGCAGATGCGCCGGTGCCCCCGTTGAGGTTGGTGACCGGCAAATTTCCGGTGACGCCGCTGGAGAGCGGAAGCCCTGTCGCATTTGTCAGCGTGACGGCCGACGGCGTGCCGAGATTCGGTGTCGTCAGCGCAGCATTCGTCGAAAGAACCATGCTGCCGGTGCCAGTGACGGAATTGGTGAGCGTGACGCCGCCATATACCAGCGACTGCTGGAGCGTGAGGCGACCATCCTGAATGGTGACAGACTTCGTTCCGACGTCATCCGCAGACCCATAGAGCGTGAGCGCGGTGCCAGCGACACCGGCCCCAGAAAGGTACGACCCGACAGTGACAGCACCGCTGAAATTTGCCGCCGCGCCAGCGAGCGTTCCGGTGACGGTCGGATTGTTGAACGTCCCGCCCGTGATCGTCTTGCCGGAAAATGTCAGTGCGGCCGGGAGGGATAGCGTCACCGCGCCGGTTGACGCCGAGGCCGTGATCTCGTTGGCCGTCCCGGTGATCGACGACACGGTGCTCGCCGTGTAGGCGATGGTGCCACCAGTGCCAAAATTGACCGTGCTGCCATCAGTGCCGCTGAAGGTGACCGTGTTGGAAATTGTCAGCGTCTTGGCGGCAGCAATGGTCAGGATGCCCGTTCCAGCCGTCCAAGTGTTGCCGTTATAGCTCTTGTTGGTCAGTGCCTCGGCACCGGCCAGTGTGGCCAGCGTGCCATTGACCAACGGGAGCGTCAGCGTGACGGCCGCGCCGGCGGCCAGCGTCACCGCGTATGCCCCCGTTGTGGCAAAATTCCCCGCGAGAGCAAGTGTGCCGACGGTGGTCGTCATGCCAGTGCCGCCGGCATTGATGACAACCGCCTTATTGCCCTGCCCGGTCAGCGTCGGGAGCTTGGCAAAACCTGCGGCAATGTTGTCGAACTCATTGCGCACCGGCGAGGAGTTTCCCTGCGACCCTGTCTGCGGAACACCTGACGGATTGTAGAAATCGTTGGGCATTTTCCCTCAATCCCTCTTCTGACGGCGGAAGCTGTAGTGATAAATGATCGAATTTACTTTGAAAGCAGTGATGTAATTCGTCGTCGAGCTGATCGTGACCTGAACATTCTCGGCGGTGCCAACCATGTCGACAGTCGTCGGCATCAGCGTGCGGCCATCCCAAACAAAATTGTCCCACACGAAGCTGTCCCACAGCGCTGGACCCGAAAATCCAGATGCGTAATTGCTGTTCGCCGGCTGCCCGATCAGAACGTCGCCATAGCCAAGCTGATAGCCGAAGGAGATCGCGGCGTATCCGTCGCCCTGCATCTCGATCGACCCGCGCCGGAAACGCTTGTCGATGCGCGGGCTCTTGATCGGATCCCACGCCAGCGTGATGTAGGCGTCGATATTGCCGCCGTCGAAGCTGGTGCCGGCGTCCATCTCGTACACATAGCCGAGGCCGTCATTGGACCCGAAGTAGCTGGTGGATCCGCCATCTGCCAGCGTGACATCGTCGGAGACGTAAACGGGGCTGGGGAAATAGACCAGCGTCGCGCCGAGGTACTGACGATTGACCGTGGTGAGCCACAGGCCCCACCCGCTGTTGAACCATGCGCGGTACTGGCTCTTTGCCCTGTTGAGCGATGACGAACACAGGTTTCGACGCTCGCGCTCGATGAATGGCAGGATGTTCTTGGTCAGCGTCGCCGGCAGGAAGTTACCGAAATTCAGGCTGGTCTGCAGCGTGATCACGCCCAGATCGTCGAAGATGAAGCTGTCGAACAGGGTCTTGCCGCTGTACTGCAGGCCGCCGACGCCGGTGTTGAACAGCACGAAATTGAAGTCGGCCGGGCTGGTGCCGTACAGGAAGCCGGTGTTGGAGCGCATGAAGACGCCCAAGGTGGCGGTCGACGTGCTGCCCGGCAACGTCCGCATGTCTGTCACGGTATCGCCGGTGGCGATTTCGCCAGCTCCATCCGTTGTCGTCCACTTGAACGGCGCGCCCGGCGCGGAGTGCAGGATTGACCCCTCATAGGAGAGGAACAGGTAGTTCTGGTGGATCGCGATGTTGGACGGCGCGTCGATCGTCAGGCCGGTGGTGATGGGGGCCAGCGTCACGCCGTCGAACTCGAAGGCTTTGTTGACGCCATCGCAGCCATAGATTCGGCGCGTGGCCAGCTGACCGGAGAAATTTCCCTTCTCAAACTGGAAGCGGCCGCCCATGGCGAGCGTGATCTGGGTCTCGGCACCAGACAGGGTGACCGTTACGCCGCCGCTGATGGTGGCCGCGCCGGCGGCGAAGGGGCCGCCCACGATGTTATTGATGACCAGCGTGCCGGCCAGTGTGCCTGCCCCGAAGGTGCCGGAGGCGGGCTGGGCGCGCATGATGGTCGCCGTAGCGCCGCCCTGCGTCAGGGTCGCGCCGTCAAGCGGCTCCGCGCCAGATCCGGCCGTGAAACTGATGGTGTAGAAGAAGGGCACCAGCACCCAGCCGGCGGCCGACGCCTTGTAGAGCTCAACGGCCGTCTGGCCGACGTTCGGGCGGAAGGCGTAGACGTTGTCGACGCCGCCGAAGATCATGCCCACGACGCCCGTGACCGGCCCTGCGCCCGGAACGGGACCGATGTCGACACGGTAGCGATCGGCTGCGGCCGCCATGTACTGGGCATGCTGCAGCGTCGAGATCTGGACTGTCTGGCTGATCGCGGTGCCGATCGGCGTCGCGCCGCTGGTGATCGCCCCGGTGAAATTGAACACGCTGGTGACCATCGTCACCACCATGTAGTAGGCGTCGGCCACGTTGTTGACGAATGCCACCTCGCCAGTCGCGCCACTTCCCGCCTGCAGCAGAGGATCACCGACGACCGGCAGGTTGGCGAAGGCGTCGACCTGCACGATCGTGTACTCGGCATCGCTTGGCTTCGGGCGGCCATCCAGCCGTTCATAGCCTTCGATGCGCGCATAGCCGCCTGACTGGCTGACCTCGAAATTCACGCAGTCGCGCAGTGCGCCGGGCTGCAGCTCGAGGCTTGGCGTGGTGAGATCCAAACCACCGGGATAGACCGCGCCACCCTTGCCGACGCCGGCACCGAGGCGCGTCGACGCCAGCTTGACCGGCGGCATCTTCATCTTCTGGGCGAGCTTCATGCCAGCGCGCTCCCCGACGTCATCTCCGGCGCGTAGCCGACTTCCATCTCGGCGAACATCTTGCCATAGCCGTTTTCGCCATCGACCATGACCTCGGGCGCGGCCTCATAGGCCGCGTACTTCATCATGCCCTTGTAGACGATCGCCATGTGCCACTTCACCTGCAGGCCGACCGGGACATCATCGTCATCTTCCATGATCAGCGGGGCCCAGAAATAGTCGGCCGTGATGGTGTAGTCGCCGTTGGGGTACGGCCCGAGGCAGAGCTCCTTGTTCGGGCCCTCGCTATAGGCCATGGGGCGCGTCGTGACGCTGCGGTTCGCGCCGATCGCATAGACGTCGCGCCAGTAGTCGAAATCGACCCAGTCGATGATCTGTTCGTCCTGAAAGCCGACGCTGGTGGTCATGCAGCGGATGCCGTCCCGCACCCACTTGCCGAAATTGTCCGGCAGCACACCGACATAGCCGGCGGCGGCCGCACCGAGCCGATAGACGGCGGTGCCTGAAACGGTGGGAAAGGATGCGCCGCCGCCGAGCAGCACGCTGCTGCGCATCCAATTCCAGTCATCATGCTCGGACTGCAGCTCATTCCACGCCTCGTCGATCCAATTCGAGAGGCGCAGCCACTCGCCAGAAAGCCCAACGGTGGTCGTGATGGTGCCGGAGACACCACACTTTTCGCCGAGTTTCTGTACGAGCTGCAGCTTGTTCATGGATTACATGTTCCGGCGGTAGAGCTCGACCAGCCACTCGGCACCAAGCGGATTGGCGTCGTGCAGGACCGAGACGGACTGGAGCGGGGTGGTGAAACGGGTGACCCGATTGACCGGGTTCTGCTTGGGATCGTCGCGGTGATCGACGTCGGTGCTGACCGTGTCGAGCTTGGCGCGGATGATCACTTCGAGATACTTGCGCTTGATGGTCAGCTTCGTGGCCACCGGCAGATAGCCGATCTCCAGCCAGCTACGGCGCGACTCGGACCAGACTTCGCAGCCCTTGCCGTTGACCCAGACCGGCAGGAATTTCGCCGCATTCTTTTCCGAGCTGGGCTGCAGGATGACCGTGACCGGCTCTTCGTTGAAGGCCAGCTGGGCGATCTCGGCCTTGCCGACCTGCTCGGCCGACACGATTTCAGGCTCGCGGTCGCGCAGCGCGGCATCGCCGACGATGTCCGGCTTCTGCTCGATGTTGCCGGCATTGTCTCCCGTGGTGAGCTCCCTGACGGGGGCAGGCACGATCGTGGGCGCGGCGATCGGCGCGGCCGCGACAGGTGCGGCGGGCGCAGCAGGGGCCACGGCCGGCGCTACAGGCGCAGGCGCGGCGGCGGCAGTCTTCGGCTTTTCAGCGATCGTGGTAGCGGCATTAAGGGGGCGTCGGCCCATTGGGATTCTCCGTTTCAGATGTAGATGAAGATGCAGGCACATGGGGGCGGCATCATTGCCACCCCCATGCTCAGGCAGCAGTTACGAGATCTGCGGACGGTCGGGAATGCTGACGCAATCCACGAACGTGTAGGTGATGCCAGTGACGGCGGCCATGTTGCTGGTGCCGAAGATCCAGCCAGTCGTCGCGTTGGCGGTCGAGCCCGCCTTGATGACGAGATAGCCGATCGGGCAGAAGTCCAGCGGCGGCGAGCCAAACTGCGGGGCATTGATGAACGCGCCGCTGGTGTCCAGCGGAACGACCGTACCCTGCACGCAGGCGAGACCGCCGGCAGCGGTGAAGCCCACCAAGAAGACGGAGCCCTGATTGGCTTTCACGCCAATGAAGGCCGCGCCCGTAGAGGCATCGGTGGTCGGCGTCGCCACATTGGTCATCGCAGCCTTGGTGTAAACCTTGCTGCGAATGCAATAGGTGGTGGTGCCGGTATTGGACAGAGTCGAGGTGGTCCCGGCCGCGAGGGTGACCTTGGAAAGGCACATCGTGACGGGGGCGGTGGTCTGCAAGTCCATGGATTTTCTCCTTTCAGGAGATCAGAAGGTTGTTGTGATTACGAGACGATGCACTGCGGGTCGAAGCCGCCGACCGTGTTGACGTACACGACGCCGGGCACGACCGTCGCATCATCGAGGGCCGTCGTGCCGCCGACGAAATCGCCGGTGCCAGTCGGGTTGACGATGATGAAACCGAGCAATGCCTTCCCCTGCGGGATCGGAGGCAGCTTCGTCGCTGCCAACGTCGCGCCTGCCGTACCGATCTGGCTGGTGACAGTGCCAGCCGAGTCGATAAAGAAGGCGTAGACATTGAACGTCGCGTTGACGACCGTTCCGGCCAAGGCCGGCATGTCGGTCGCCGCCGCCACCGAGCGCAGCACGCCACTGGCGAGTGCGTAGGTGATGGCCGCCCCGGTTTTCACGATGGCACTTCCGCCCGCCTTAATCGCCAGCCCTGCCGAAGTCAGGGTCAGCGACGAGAGGCGGTCGAACACCGGAGTGATAAGCGCCCGGAGAGCAGATTGGACAACACTGTCACGCAGCTGCGCGATGTATTGCCCCATGGTGTTGATGAACATGAACGACCTTTCCTTTCTGAAAGGCTGTGGGGCCGCCAGCCTTATGGCGACCCCGGGTTTCGGTTAGTTGGTCAGCGTGCGAACGCCCACGAAGCCAACAGCCATCCAGCCCTGATTTTCGATCATGACCGACTTCCACCAGATGGTGCCGCAGTAGCCGCGCTGGCCATGCGGATCCGACTTCGTCTTTTCGCCGGTCGGGATGTAGGTCGGGTCGAGGCTTTCGATGCCGCGAACCGCGATCTGGCTCCACGCATCCTGCGCAGCGACGATGAACGGATAGACGTCGACGTTGACGCCCGTGGTGGAGTAGAGGCCGGTGACACCGATCGCCGCGCCGGCATCCTGCAACGACGGCAGGTCCGGCGAGGTGATGAAGCGGAAGCGCTCCACCTTGCCGATCTCGTTCGGCATCGGAGTGCCCGATGCGTACTTCTCGATCGGCGTGAAGCCCGGCATGTCGCGAATATCCGGCTCCAGATCGGTGTGGCAGTAGACGGTGTAACCGTCGGACACGGCGGAGGTGTCGTAATCCGCCGAGGCCTTCAGCATCTTGTTGACCGGCATGGCGTGGTTGGCCTGCAGGTTCTTCGCGATGCGGCGCACCAGATTGAGGCTGATCGCACCATTGACGGTAGCGATCGTGGTGCCGGTGCCACCGAAGTACTGGTTGGTGCAGGCGCGCAGCGCCCCGTAGATGATCATTTCGTTGACCAGCGAAACGCGCTCGCCGGTCTGCTCGATCATCTGCTTGGGGATGTCGTCTTCGTACAGATCGAAGGTCTTGTCGGTGAAGCCATACAGGCAGTCGTACTGCTGCATGACGACCGTGATGTCGATCGGCACGATGCTGTCAGGCGCGGACGTCACGCCTTCCTGCGTCTGGTGGGCGATGACCATGGCATTGCCGCGATCGCCAGTGCCGTTCTGGAAGAACTGGTTCTGGGTGTTGGCATTGGTGGCCGTCGCGCCATAGGGCAGCCAGCGGCGGGCGACATAGGTATCGCTGCTGTTCTTGGGGAACTTGACCTGACGGCCGGTGCGCCCAAGGACTTCCTTCGGCACAGCGTGCTTCAGGATCTGGCCCTTGAACTTGTTGATCCGGCCCGGGGTCATGGCAAAAGACTGAATAGCCATAATTCAAAAACTCCTTGTTAGCCCTTCTCGAAACCTTCTCGGAAATCGTCGGGGGCTTGGTTGCTGGGTGGCGGCGCTCCGCCGTCACCTCTGAGGGGAATTGCGTCCTTGATCCGATCGCGACGCGGTGTCGTATCGTCTTTCTTCTTAGGAGGCGGAGGCGGTGCGGCAGGCACCTTCGCTTGGTCGGCGAGGAACTTGTCGATAGACCGGCTCACCACGATGGGGTTGTGCGTCTCATTGATCCGCGTCTGGTATTCGGCCGGCTGCTTCGCCAACCACACCCGATACGGTGTCGATGTGTCGATTTTCCCTTCAATGTCGAGCTTGCTAACGATTCCGCGCCACGTCGGGTGATCTTCCTCCAGCACTTCGATTGCTTGCTGTGTGGCCTCACCGCGAACGGCTTGCTTCATCGCTTCAGGATCAACGGTTGCCGCAGCGCCGGTGCCAGTCTTGCCCTTGAGAGCCTTCTCGAGGACGGTCCTGATCTGTCCGGCAAGCGTCGGAAACTCTTCGGCCATCTCAGCGAACATTTCATCGCTGATCTGGACGGCCTCGCCCTGCGGCGTGGCGGCTTCCATTTTGGAGACGATCTGCTTGATGTTTCCGACCGTGCCTTGGAGCGAGTTATAGCCCTTCTCGATGGTGGCCACTTTCGCGGCAGCGCCAGTGAGAATTGCGTGCTCTTCCTTGGTGATCTGAACATACTCAGGCTTCACAGGTGTGGTGGTTTCGACCGGAGCCGCCTGCGCATCTTGCGGCGCGCCCTCTTCTCCAGTCTTTTCCGCCGGCTGAACCACAGGCGTCTCAGCAACAGCAGGTGCCGGGGACGCCGCTGCCGGTGCCCCACCTTCCGTTGAATCGAAGCCTTCGGCGAAAGCCGCCACGGCCTGCTTGTCGTCTTCAGTTTGCACTTCGTTGTCCATTTTCAGTCTCCATTTCCAGCGCGCGTCTCCGTGGCTGGCAGTTATTCGCCGTCCGAAATGGGCGGCTCCTCCCCAAGGGCGATTAAACCCTTGAGGCATTCGATGTGACCGCGAACTGCTGCGGTCTTGATGGGGTCCAGCGCGAGGTCGTCATTTTTGCCGCGCTTGTTTTTCAGCTGCTCTTCCATGTGCTCGACCAGCTTCTGCCAGACGCCGCTCTGGCGTTCGCCGGGCGTCAGCGTGAAGGGGGGCGGGAGAGACTTTTCTTCGAGCCTGTTCATTGCGTGAATGCCTCCCCATCAGGCGCGCGCTGCGGCGGCTCGGCCAACGGGCGCGCAACCTGCGGCGCGGGGCGCGGCGCAGCGGGGGCGGGCTTCTTGCCGCCGTTCTTGCCGTCACCCTTGCTGTTCTTCTGCAGGTCCACCCGCGCGCGGCTGCCGGCAAGGCGCTCCTGCGTCTGCAGTGTCATCGTGGTCTTGGCCAGATCCTTCTTGACCTGATCGAGGTTCATCTGGTTGCGGTTGGCATAGTCCAGCATCGCCAGCCGCTCGCGGCTGCGCAGGAGCTCGAGCTCGACCGACTTCTCGGCCAGCAGGTGATCGTTTTCCAGCTTGCGATCGAGGTCTTGGTTTTCGTCGTCCTTTGCCAGCTCCTCGCGCGTCACGGCGGCGCGGATCTCCGCGACCTCGACGGCCGGGGCCTTCGGCGGCGGCTGGCTGTCCAGCTTCTCCTGCTCTTCCTTGGTGTACTGGAAGTCCTCGGGGGCCATGCGCTTCGACTTGACGTACTGCGTGCCCCACTTCTTGGGGTCGAAGCCATATCGCGGATCCAGCACCAGCGCCGACATCTGGGCGATGGTCTGGTCCTGAATGGCGCGCTCGACCAGCGCGACGGAGCCGTGGGCGTTGATATTGAAATCGCCCTTCTCCTCGTCAGGCACGTCAGGGTCCAGCAGCAGCCATTCGTAATACTGGCGCACCAGCGGCTCGGTGATGTTGTCGTCGAAGCTGTAGCCCACGCTGCGCAGCAGCTGGTTGGCGTTGTTGTTCTGCAGCTGGGCCGCGCC